TCATCCTGCTTTAATCTGAATTGTTAACCAATCTTTACCGCGGTCGTCGTTGTAGCCATCTGTCTGCTGCTGTGATTTATGCCCCAGAAGCATTCGAGTATCGACGTCACCTTGCTCCCTATAAAGCCGCTCTGCTAATGACCGCTGTTCGTGAAATGTCGGTGGTGTACCGTTTTCCCACACAAGCGCCGTCTTATCCCTAGCTGCACTGAATCGCATCGTAATAGTTCTGGATGCCACGGCTGCGCCACGCTCTGCTTGTGAGGTGGAGCGGAAGAAGTGAACCAGATGAGGACTGACAACGTAGTCTCGACACCGTGCAATGACATCGCGCAGCGTCCATCCTGTGGCATTGGATTTCAGTGACAGTGGAATAGCAACCCGAGCACCCGTTTTCTCTTGAACAACATGTAGGTGGTCATCCCAGATATCTGAAAATTTCATATTAGCAATATCACCTAAGCGCTGAGCCGTCACCAGCGCCAGTAACATGGCGTTCCCCATGTATTGATGTTGAGCATCGGCCACGTCAAAAATGGCCCGCCATTCATCCAGATCCAAACGTTGGCGTTGAATTCTTTTACGTGGCTGCTTGGTGGCAAGCGCAGGGTTATAACCAGGGGGAACTTCACCAGCATGCTGCGCCTCTTTGAAAACATCAATGAGGACGGAACGAACTACCTGAGCCATGCGTGATTGTCCGTTGGCTTTATAGTCATCCAAAATTTCCGCAATATCTTTAGCCCCAACCTCCGTGAGTAATTTCATTCCTGCGTGTTGATTAAATAAGGATACGGGTTTATTGCGCTGTTTGTGGGTATTGGGCTTGATGTCGCCAGATTTCAATCTCTCGTCTTGAATCGCTTTATATTTTTCCAACCAACCGCTTACTGTTATACCTTTTCCTGAAATTGCCAGAGTACGCTCCCGGATAGCAAATGCCTGTTTCACCTGCTGTTCGCTAATTCGTAGGTTGGCTTCTATTGCGATTGCGGTAGCGTCAGCCTCATTTGTTCCAAGTCCGTGCCTTTTACCCGTTAAAGGGTGTTTATATTGCCAATAAACCCGCTTGGTTCGCGGGTCGGTAAAACAAAATAGATTTTGTACTTTGATGTTATGTTTCCGAGGTCTACCGGCCATCTGAAAGAATCCTTTTCAGCAGTGGGTTATCTGATTTATTTATTGTGGGTTCGGAGATCATGCCTATAAAGCGGGCATCTTGTTCTACCATCCATTTACGCCCGACTTTTTTCGGTGGGGGGGAAATCATGTTGCGCCGAGCGTAGTTATTTAATGTATTTTGCGATGGCGCAGCATCACCAAATTCATCTATTGCCCACTCTTTGAGTTTTTTCATTCGCGCCATTGGTCAGTCCTTGTAAAAGGCGTGCCAAAGACACGCCCGTATTTTGGTCGTTTGGTCTAGGTAAGGAAGGGGCTTTGGTTAGTAAAAGGTCCAACTTTCCGTTTCAGCGTTATGGCCGAAGTTGTATTCGATCTGAGGGGATGCCAAATCCAGCTTTTTCATTTCTTCAACAACGGTAGTGATAATGGCGATATCCTGATTTAACCGTCTCAGATGATATTTTTTTCGACGTAGCAGGCTTTCTAACGCAAGCTGTTGTGATGGGAAGGCAAAAGAGCGCTCTGCTGATTTTGCGACTTTCTTGATCGCGTATCGCATACTTTTCTTTTTCCATCCGTCAAGCCACCGCGCCTTATCCCGATCGATATCATAATCCTTAGCCCAGCGAGCAGGGCACAGGAAGGCATAACTATTGGTTTGGTGAAAGGCAATATATTGTTCCGCGATAACTTCAATTCCCGCTTCCTGAACGGTTTCAAAATATCGCCAGTAAACGGGGTGGCCATTATGTTCAGTTTTCGATTCCGGGAATGGAACCGACCATGATTGAGGCATGTGCTCCTCCTAAATTTAGGTAATAAAAAAGCCGCGGGTTAGGCGGCTTCGTTATGTGTAAAGGTGGCTATTTTTTATCTGAATCTTTCCACGATCTTTCTATTGCCCATATTAATTCCCTGATTTCAGGTTTTTGCACGGCGGCTTCTTCCTCGCTACTGAAGCTAATAGTAAAGTCTCGCTGTACTCCTTCGACTGTAAAAATTAGTTCGTTTTCTACCTGATTGCATTTGAATCGTGACATGTTCAACCTCCTGCATTTGTAGCCGAAAGTAATCAAGTCCTCCCCGTTGCGCACATTTCTGCATTCCTAGCTTCAACTTTTTCACACTTGGTTAGGGATGACTCAGGAACACCATAATATCCACCAGAAATACGTTTGATAACAACGGAATCTCCATCATAAGCAATAACACGAACTCCGCGTTTTTCCCATTTGCTTGTGTGTATGCAGTAAGAGCCGATATCAATCATGCGTCACCTTTACTTGGCTGGGGAGCGGTGGAGAATTCAGCTAATGTCAGGCATCCCTCTTCGGGATAATCACCTGAAGATATGTGCAGCCCGTAGATGGGCTTCCCATCGTAATCTACTTCACCTATCCACAGAATCCCCGAGGTGTAATCCCCATACATGTGGTCGCCGTCGCCGCATTGCTGTGCGATAAACTCTATCTTGTTGGCGTCAAGATGGATTTCCTTCGGAACCAGCGCCCATCCATCCGGTAGGGCCGGAGAGTTCACTTGTTCGGAATTACCGGACAACTGGAGCATTGCGGCGTGAACGCTCCATGCTTTCATGTACGCTTCAGCTGGTGACAGTCCACTGACCTCAAGACACGCCTGTTCATATGTTATCTCATCAGGCACTACAGGCAGGGGCGGCGCAGCCTTTGTCACAATGATTTGGCCGCGTGACACGTTTTCCACTTCCCGGCGAAGCTCGGCCATGTCAATCTCACCCAGCATACTGACTAAAGGCTGAGGTGGTATCGAGTACACCAGCGCACCTGCCGGAACGGCGGTGAACCACGTCACGGATCCATTGTCTTGGTCAACTTCACCGATTGGCTTGTCAATCGCTGCCCTGTATCGCTGCAATTCTTCCCGTTCTGCGCTGGTGATGGGGGGCTCTGCAAACAGTTTTGTTATCTCATTTCGGTACAGCAGCCCTTCACTATTCTCCGCCTCTGTCTGTGTTATCCTCCAGCGCTCCACGCCACCATCTGCGATACGCACAAGCCTGCGAGCATATGCAAACGGCTTATCTGCCGCCTCGCGGCGTCGCATCAGTTCTTGGGATATACCTTTCAGAATCAGAATATCAGCGTGCCCAAGGTGGTAACCAGTCTTTAAATCTGCTACGGCCATGATGGCCTCTTTGCTCAATAAATCAGTCATCGTTCAGTCCCCATGAGTGCTCGATGATTTCAAACTTATCTCTGCACGGGTTATCCAATTTCATTCCGCCGCACTGAGCGAATTCAACATCGACGAAATCAGCAATATCCGTCGCCGTCGCTGTATCTGGAACTTCAACTTCAATCGTTACCGTGATTGTTTTCACTATTTCCTCTCATAACTCAAATGCCAGTTGCGGAGTGAAACGGTCTTTATCTGCGTCCCATAGCAACGCGCTGGCGCTGTTCATTGATTCAATACGCTCGACAAGAACTGCCGCTCGCGTTTCTTTCGATGCCGGTGCGTATGCGGATTTCTGCCACGCTTTATCGATACCGATGTTTCTGGCCACGTTTGTGCTATCAGCTGACGACAGCGGGATGTGACGAAAAATATCGCGGTTCAGCATCCGCAGTCCGTGCAACTTACAAATCGGGTAGCCGTTTTCATCGACGACGTGGCGAATCAAATCGCGCAGTTTTGCGACGCATTTACGTGGCCGTTTAGCGTCATACTCACCCATACTGCCAACTGCCACGCGAGGCCACTTATTGCACAGCCGGATAAATCTTTCGTCTGGCTCGTTCATATGCCAGACCGGACAGCCAACGAATTTTCCATGCGGCCATTCATCGATTAGTGAATCGTTTTCTTCTGCTGATCCGCCGATCACGTCTGGAATAATTGCGAATGAAAACCGAGGATGATTAGCCCATTTCGCGACAAATGCGTAATACTCAGACCAATTAACAACACGATTCTTTGTCCAAAAGCTGAACGCCCCGTTATCCAATGCAAATGACTATGTAACCTCACTGGCAAGTGCCAGTTGGCTTGGGTTCGCAAAAGATATAAATGCATGCCTTCCCCGCCAGGCACGCAATGCGCATGTATCAGGCGTAATCGGACCCCCGTGGAAATGAATCATTTAACACCTTCGCTTAAATCAGTTTTTGCCTCTTCCCTGAATACTGCCCGAGAAGGGGACCAATCACAGTAAGTGTCGGTTTCGGCATGTCCGAAAATGGCCTTGCAGCGTTTGATATGAACGCAGTCACCGCAGGATTTTCCTTTCGGTAACCGCATTTTGTCGGGATCGGATGGGTCAAAGTTAATGATTGTCATGCTGGCACCCAATTGATGCTGGTCACGGCCGGCAGCGCGATAATCGCGTCCAGCAGCTCCCGTAGCATTGTTGATGTGACACGGCGGAAATGGGATTTAACGGCGGTGGGGTACATCGCACTTTGCACGCGGTACCAGTCCTTCCTGTTGAATACGGCCTGTTCCCAATGCCCGCCGAAATCCGATTGCCGGAACGTCTTGCCGCGCATTTCCACGCGGAACCGCACATGCCGATCCGGTGCCGTCCCGATAACGCTGGAAATGCCCACAACGGCCGGATGGCCTTCATGAGCTACGGTGACGGTTCTATTTAAGTCCGTCATTAATCACCTCGCGCAGGCACAACTGCCTCAACGGGCAAGCACGCATAATCGCGAGGCAATTTCTGCACCCTAATATCGGCTTCACAATTTTGCAGATCGGGATAAATCCAGCCTTGTGGTTCATATTGGCAGGGCTGGAACGTGTAACAGACGTAAAGAAATAGACCGAACAAGGCGGCCTCCTTCGGTATTCGCTGGAAAAGGGGATAGCCGCATCACAGAACGGATGCGGCTATGTTATGGAGATATCAGCAGGAGATTAATTGCAGTGCGGATAGTAGAAGTCATCAGGATCGCAATCGATGATAATTTTTGACTGCCCGTAGTACAGAGCGAACATCATTTTTTCCCAGTCTCCGCGGATAAGATCTGTACTGAGATGGTCTTGTACGAGCTTGTCATTGATCGCTGCTGCATAAATACGATAGACCTGCTCGCCTTCAAATACTTCGCCATCAACTGGAGCAAGGCTTAAGCGATTGTTGGGGCGTGGGGTTGATAATGAATGGCGGCCGTTCCGACTACTCTCCGGCTCTTTATCAAAATAGATGGTCCGGTAATCTTCGCAGGGGTAACTCCCGTCGATGAGCTCCAGCGAAGGTGAATCCCAACCTTCTTCTGCGGCACGCACTGCGTTATCCTTGATAAACGCCTCCATCAAGGCGCTTAACTTGATAACTGGTAACAGCAACTTTTCATCCATGACATCGTTCAGCACTGCTTCTGCTTTAACAATCATGTCGTTTGCTATACCGCTGCTGGCGAAGGTGGCGCGTAGGCGTTCTTCTATCATGGCATTGTAACGCCCGAGATCTACAACACGTTCTATGCCGCCTGGTAATGCGTTTTTGAAAGCATCTTTGACGCCTTTGCCAAAATTATCCCAAGTGCAAAAGGAATCTTTGACGACTTCTTCAACGAAGCGTGCAACATGCCTGTCGATGATTTCCAGCATCGCGGGACTGGCGGCAAATTGAGTAATGCGGTTTGCCAGTAATTCGGGAAGGGGGAGCGTATTTAGTGCAGGCGTGTTTACAGTAGTGCTTTTTTCAGTGGTGCTATTGGTCATTGGTCAGTCCTTACTTATTTGATTTGCTTAAATTCTGTAACCCAAACCCACGGGTTTGAATTCCAGTTCTCTTCGCCGTAGATGGATTTCCAGAGTGTGGCGAACGAACCTTTTGCACTCAGTTGGTGCTGAGTCCATTCAGGCTGGTAATGCCGCCAATATCCGCCATGTAGTGACTCAACGCCCTCGGCCTGAGCATCCTCTTCACTGATGTTGTTCAGGAGCTCAACGCGAACATCTGTGATTTCCAGCGTGATACGACTGGCGTAACGGGGCATGTGGATTGATGGCACCCATTTTATCGGAGCGATTTCCCCGCTTGCTGTTTTGTACCTGATGGCATCAGGATTACTGGCTCGATACACGCGAAACTCACCGGTTCCGCCCAATGCATCACGCCGGATTTGAAGGCCAGAGGTCTCGCGCACCCATATGCGATCGCCTACCTTTCCGTGTTGTGGATTTACTGGTGCGCCGTGAGGTAATTGGGCTCCTTTCAGCCACCAGCGAAAAAGACCATCATCACATTTCACTAATTGCTGGTTTTCGTGCCGGTATTGTGGTTTCACGATCCGCCGCGTCTGCGTCTTACGACCGTCGATAGTTGCTCGTACCATTTCGCCGTTAAAAATCATTCCCCGTTCTTTCACTCAAGCCTCCTTACCCAAACGATTCAAAATCACCGCTTTAGATGGCAACGGCAGTTGCTGAGCTAGTTGCCACTGTTTGCGCTGAACTTGGGTTTTGTGCGCCAGCAGTTTGCGGATATCACCTACCGGGATACTGGTATCTTTGGCGATCACATTTTCGTTGATGCCGCGGCGGTGCAGCTGATAGATGCCGAGCATGATGGATGACGAGTAATTACGCCGTGCGCCAATACGCGGCGTTGCTGGTGGCTGTTTTTGGGGGCCATAGCCCGTGTAAATGGGTTTAGGTTCCGGTTTATATGGTTCCCCCACGCGTATTGATGATCGGGTGCGCATGCGGTAAATGATGACCGGCAGCCAGTTACATTTGTCGTCTTCTGGCTTAAACAACACGCCAACAGGGTTCAATTCTTCTTCCATCACGCGGCCTCGCTCTGTTTTTGTGCCAATTCCCAATCCTTTACCAGCCCCATGCACTTTGCATGCACCTGACGGGCCGTGCTGATCCCAAAACCTTTTACTTTCTCGGCCAGCGCATCCGGTGTGCGGCGCACCACATCAAACAGAGAGTGAATGCCCGCTGCGCTGAGTTGGTCGAGGTGTTGCTCTTTCAACGGAAGCGAACCGGCTAACACGGATTCCGCCCATTCAGCTCGACGAACTAAATGAGGATGTGTTTCTTCCAGCAGCTCACGAATTCGTGCGGTAACGGCTTCCGTTAGGCCTTCCGGCCATGCGTCTTTGAAGTTTTCTACGGTGGGGTAGATCGGCACCGCCCATTCCGACACTGACACGATCATGCAGATACCGATGGTGCTGCGGATCTCAAGGTGCCAGTCGATATCGTTCAGGATTTTTACGTCATACTCAGGAGAGTAAAGCTGTAATCCCCATTGGAAGGTGTAGAAATAGAACTGTGTGCCGCTGGCGGTCTGCCAATAGCGTTGCTCAACGTCACCATCAGCACGCTGTAGACGCGCTCTCATATCGGTGATCGCGTGATTCAATTCATCGTTGAGCTGAACCATCGTTGATAGCTTGCTGGTTTTATCAGCCAGTTCCTTCTTCAGCCGGCGGATTTCAGTCAATTGCTGGTTGCGTAGTGTGCGGCTATCGTTCAAATCGATTTTTACGCGCGCCAGTTGTGCTTTAAGACGCTCAGGGTTTAAGGATTTCAACTGATTAAGCTCAGTTGCCAACATCCCCTTTTCGGTGAGGGCCAGCTTATATTTTGCTGTGACATTATCACGCTCTGCGGTGGCTTCGGCGGCTGCCAGCTCCGCACTTTCAACACGTTCCTGAACCTGTGTCAGCGCTAATGCTTTGGTGGTCAGGTCGTTTTCGGCAGCCTCCAGTCGGTCAATGATGGCGTTGTAGTCATCGACTTCTTTATTCAGTTGTTCGATGCACAGGGCCTGTGCTTGTTCTAATAAAACTGTCGCGCTTTCGACAGAGCGCTGAACGATCCCCGTGGTTTGCTCAACCGCTAAAGCGAGTTGCGCCCGAACGGGGCGCAGGGAAGATTCCAACACGCCTGCGGCGGTTGTCGTGGTTGTCATAACGATTTCCTGATGTTATCCCCAGTAAAGGGGAAAGAATTAATTACGGAGAGTGAACGGGCGGATGTTGTCGCTGGCGACGGCATGAAGCAGCTTTTTAGCTGTGCCTTTGGCTATTTTGACTTCGGCATTGGCTAAATCGGCCAGCAATTGTTCCAATAGAGCATTGAGATCGGGCTGTTTCTCGGCAACTTGGGTGGATTCGCTCAACGTTTCCGGCCAGCTGATAGTGCCTGGTGGATAGAGTGGTGTGCGTGTGGCTTGCGCGGGTGTCTCCGTTACTGTTTCCTGCGCCTGCTGCGCCTGCTGCGCCTGCTGCGCCTGCTGCGCCTGTAAGCGTTCTTCTTCCAATTTTTTCTGGTTAGAAATACGCTGCTCGATCAATAGATTAATATGATCCGGGCTATTACCCACGAGCTGGTTCAGATCGGCAAACAGGTTTTTATACTCTGGCGGTACAGCATTAAACAGTTTAAGGTTTTCGCGGTACTGCGCGGCAATTTGATTTGCTTCGACCTTTGCCCGAGCCAACTCGTCGTTTGCCGCACCGTGCAGAGAAACCAGCGTTTTCTTGCCCTTAATCACACCAACGAAATCCACAGGGATAGGAGGGAGGCGGACGACGGCCAGATCAGTATTCAGTGCATTGATGTGCTGCGCCAAATCCTCTTTTGCTTTGCTGATGATCTCCGCGCGGATCTCGTCTTTGCGTGATTTAACCAGCTTGGTTAACTCCAGCCGCTTACCGCGCATTTCCTCGCGCAGGATGTCGATGGTGCGGAATAGCTGATCAATTTGCACCGTTTGCGAAAGCGCTTGCTGCTTAATCAGATCCAGCTCTTTTTCTGCTTTATCACAGAATTTGGCCGTTTCTTCCGCATCAGCAAAATCCTGATCGGTAGTCAGATTGGTGTTGATGGCACGGATAAAGGCCAGTGCCTCCCCTTCATAAACCGCCAGGTTGGACTGTTTAACCGTTCCTTCAATCTCAACCAGTAAAGCAGGCAGACGCATAATCGCCTTGCCCTGCGGTAGTTCATTAATGACAGGGGCTGAATAGTTTTTCAGATCCTGTTCAAACTGTTCCCACCCTGCGAGCAGGGCGGCGGCACGCCCGGCGACGGGCTGGTATTCCGTCCACGCGAAATTTTCTTCCGTGCCATCGGATACCACAAAAATGGCGCGTCTGGCCTCGCTGACCAGCAATTGCTGCTCTAACTGCCAGTAATACTCTGGCGGCAGGTCGTGATTGTTAACGTGTTCGGCTAATGATGCGTTCCACATCTTATGTTCAAACACGGTATCTTCCATCATGGTGATACCGTCGAACGACGCCAGCAAGCGATCATCGTCAGAAACAGCTGTTGCGGGGAAAAGTTCGTCGCCGATAATCCCTTCAACGATTGCGCGTGCCGCAGCTTCGTATTCATGGCCCTTATCGAACAGGTTTTTCTGCACCCATTCGCTCACTTCACGTTCGGTGCCCGTGGCCTTCATGCGCAATAATTCATCGCGGCGCATTTTGCCGGAAGCGGCCATCATTACGGGGGCTTCGCTGGCGGTGAAATGTTTGGCACGCAGTGCGTGCCAGGCATCGGTGCCCTGTTGGACATTAATGATTTGCATGAGGTGGCTCCAAATCGCGGATTGCGAGGATTTGTTCTTCGGACAAAGCGTATTTGCTGCTGACGGTGTTTATGATCCGCTGGGCAGTCTTCTTGCCGCTTTCCATGAGTTCCTGCCAGCCCGGCAGGTTGGCAATGAATTGCTCTTGCGGGTAATAGGGAATTGCCAATGTTTCAGATGTTGCCGCCTTCGGCGTAATGTCCCGGGCATTGTTGTAATCCAGATCCTTGCCTTCCATTTCTTCCGCGGTGGGCTGCTGGCCGATTTCAGGCCATGCCTTACGCAACGCCTGCGCCTCTGCGCATTTTGCTAATTGCGCATAAGGTCGGCGTTTCCACATGGCATTGGGGGCTTTGGTCTCTTTGCTGGCGGTGGCGTAGTTCTCCAGCCAATACTCTTTGGCGCTGAACTCCACGATGTGGCCGTCAGGCATCAGCTTGTAGACGGTGTATTTGCACCAGGCAGGAAAGGTGATTTCTATGCTATCCAGTTTTCGGATGGTATCTGGCCCGAATTCAGGTTCTTTTGCTCCGGCGTAACTGCCTGAGCGGTCGGCCTGAATGCGGTACAAGCCGATGCCGGGCATGACCACATCACGCCATCCATATTGCCCGGATTGAGCGTCTTTTACGTTCATCGGCACCAGATGAACCGGTTTCATCAGCGGATCGAGGCTGCGGGCGTGGCAGTAATGCACTGCCAGAATGATGGATTCTTCTTTGGCTCCCGGGAAAACGCTGCTTTTCAGCGCGCTCCAGGTTGGTTCATCAATGCCGAGGCTTGCCATCGCCGGCGGCAATGCCGATGTGGTCATAGTGTTGCTGGTCATGGTCAGTCCTTATTACAGAATTAATGACAACACAGAAAATGCAGCAAGGATGATGGGAAATATCACCTGATTGTTTTGCTGTGGATTTTGGTGAATGTTGTGGCTGCCAATACGGTGCTGGTACTGGATATATTTAACGGAACGGATGGTCATGATATGATTCTCCGGATCGGGTTGGTCCCCGATCAACTGCTAATGACTATGGTCATTGGTCAGTCCTTATGGTCAACGGTTTGGTCGCTGTTGACCGGGATAGCCCCGGTGCAAACTGGGGCTTTTCTCTTTTTGGGCTACCAGATAAATTCATCGGGTACGCTGTTCTCTTCGGCGTCCAGTTCGCTGATGCGCTCAGTCGCTGCCGTCATGAAAAACAATCTTTCCTGAAACTCGCCCAAACACTCAGCCATTTCCGGCGATTCGACTAATCGAATAATTGGCCGTTTCTCAATGCCAGAAACACACTCGGATACGATGAGTTGCTTCAGGCGAACGGTAAAATTTACGTTTTGGCGCAGTGATTCAATGCGTTCTTCCAGTACCGCCTTTTCCATAGGGTTGATATGTAACTTGCTCTCATACCGCTCAAGCCTTTCCTCCCGCATTCGTTGGTAGTTGTATTCGTTCATCGGAAACCTCGCTTTTTGCCAATAAACTTACTCATGCGCCCTGAATGAGCGGGGCGCATGGTGAAAGCCTACTTAGTTACTCTTCCGTCTTTTCCTCATTGATGCGCTGATAAGGAAAGCGATCGGTATGTGGCTTGATGTTGCGATAGAAGTGGCTACCGACAGAATCAGCGCCGGAGAACGCCGCGAAATCGTCGGCGCTCACGTTGCTGTAGTGGTACAGATTGCCCTGTGCGTCTCCGCGACCGTTGAAACGAATAGCTAGCGTGTTGGTCACTGGGTCGTGACCGATGCTGTGGATCTGGGATGATTTAACGGGAGTCATGTTGATGGTCATTGGTGAGTCCTTAATCGAAAGAAATAAAAAAGCCACCCGAAGGTGGCCGTGGTTGCCCTGGTGAGGCGTAAAACTCGCTTTTCAGGCGAAAAAAAAGCCCACCGAAGTGAGCTTGATTTAGGTATTTAGTAAACGCCGCGTGGAATTTTGCTACTGCCGCGCATTTTCTGGCGACCGACCGCGGAGTAGCCAACGTAACGATCTGGATCGCTACCGTCGTTGGCTTTAACTGAACGCAGCTTTTGCGGTTGGGTAGGGGCTGGCATTGGTTCGCGGCAAGCTGTAGCCGCCAGCGCTTTTGCTACACGGTCACTTTTCCGCTGGGTAATGCGATGAAGGTTCTCTACGCATTGGCGAGCATTTGCGGTGCGGCGTTTTTTACGTGGTTTGGTCATTGGTCAGTCCTTATTGCTTGGTTTGCTTTGGTGGTGTGGTATCGTGGGACTAAATCGCGATCTCCTGGTGCTAGGCATCTACAGCTGCCGGTAGTCAATCGGCATTCACCACACCCCAAAGAAAACCAGCCACACTCTCGCAGTGGCCGCGCTCATGCCCTTGAGTCGTATGCCGCCCTATGGCCGCCCATAACCAGTTCAGGATTGGCTGTCCTGATGCTTCCCCGGCGCCACTTTATTCATTAACCCTAACCAGATGCGAAGCTGGCTCACGACTTGAGACTCGGGCGCAGTTTATGATCCTGCGATTGCCGCCTTTCGGCTGCTGCGGTCTATCCGCGCTGTTACTTCATCTTGGTATCCTCCAATGTTGGTAAACTTCATGTTTAGCCGTAGCCGTCGCACCGGTACATGCAGACCGTTGTTGTGTGCAACTTAACCTGATTTTTAAAGAGCTTATCCGGTTGGGATGAAATGAGTTTATTAAACACTTAACTTGGTTGTCAATTTATTACTAAACAATAGTTTTGTGTTTACTAATAACTAAATGAAAATTAAGGGATTTATTTTTTAATGTATCCGGTGTATAAGCATTATCTGATTTTTTGTTTTCAGGCAGGACGCTAACATTATGAAAAAAATAGCAATTGTTATTTCTCTGCTAAGTATTTCCGGGTGTGCGCAAGAGCAAGTTTGGGTTAATCCCAGCAAAACCACTCAAGATTTTTATTCAGATCGTGCGACATGTAATTCGATGTCACAGGGAGTATCTAACCCACAGATCTATTCGCCTACACCAACAACCGGTTACGATAACAATCCCTTTATGACTGGTTTCACGCAAAGCTGGAATAATGCCAGCGCTATGAATGCTGTGGCGGCTAAAAATCAAATATTCAGTGACTGTATGATGGGTATGGGATGGTCACTTCAGAATAAGGACGCTGTTTCTCAGCCTAAAAGCTCAGAAACGCCACAGGCTCTAGATAGTGCAATAAAGTCCATCCCTGAACTGAATCATTGGTATGAAACAAGTTCACCAAAATTCAGCGTGGCCGTTGAGGCTGATGAATCCTTAAAGAAGACCCCAGGCTGGCAGAAAGCGTCCCTTGAGTACAGATTTAAGCGGGCGTATGAAATTACCAAGGCCGTTTATGGCGAATCAGCAAATGATGCGGAAATGTGCATTTGGATAGACGTGGCTAGCCGTGACGTTGGGAAAAAGGGCAGTCTAGCCGCATTGAGGATGTTCCCTGACTTTATCGTGACAGAGAAAAATAAAGAGTGCCTTTCTGAATCTTACTCTGGTGAATACAGCGCCTTTATTGACGCTGTCTACAAAAAAATCCCTGACACCGCTTTTCTGTATATAGCCGCCGGAAAATAGCAGGGGATATCATGATTCTTGTTCGTGCAGAAAATATAAAAAGTAACACTTGGTTGGCGAGTCTATCGCGTGGAGACTATGGAATAGGGATGACGTTCGTGCATCTTGCTATTGCGTTTCTCCTTGCTGCCATTAATTACTTTTTCTTAGGGCGCCTTGGAAATGGTAGTATTTGGGTGGGATACTTCGTGATAGCGATCATGGTGTTCTATGGAATTTATGTCGCTAATATTGGCATGGGATTCTGGCGTCTGGCGCGGAAGCTGTCAGAGGTTAAGACGTTCCTGCTGCGATTTCTGGCTGCTGTTTGTGTGATGGTTGGAATATCAGCGATATTTAACGGGCTGGCTTTAGTGTTCACGCTACTTGCGGCTTGATGAATCAGCTTGTTAGATAAAAAACCCGGCTGAGCCGGGTTAGATGATGGAAAATACTTACTTCGCTAAAGCTTCATCCTGTCTGATACTTTCAATTGCAGCATCTAACCTAGAAATGGATCTTTCGTCCCATTTTACAGGTTTTCCACCAGTAGGTGCACAAGGGGTGATATCCCCATTGGCAATCAACTCGCGGATATGAGCAACTTCCTGTTCGGTTATCGGAACTGGTTGGCTTAACGGGTTATTAGTATCCATAATCATCCCCTTTTCTAGAAGTGCATTTGCAACATCTGAGATTAGATGTTTCTCGCACTCTAAATTCTTCATTCCGCTGTTAAAATCAACATATCTCACTTCACCACCAGTACATATGTCGCCGATTTTAGCAGCCTCAATAGCTGATCTAGCGCATCCTGTATCTAACCAAATGCGCCCAGCATGATGCGAACCTGTACCTGCAAAAACAGCGTTAATAACCTTGTTGCCATCGTCATCAACGTTATAAGCAGCCAATACATGTCCAATATCAAAAATTATAGTATTTGTTGACATTTTGACTATGTGTAACGTAATCGCTTCTTGACCATCAATAAGTATGGGGGGCCTAGGGGAGTTAAGGTCTCCACCCCACCATTGCTTCCAATGTTCTATCAGTAATCCGTTGCCTGCCAAGGTCAAAACATGATCATCACGAACCACCATTTTGCCAAAACCAGTATCGTCAACAAACGCGATATGTCCTAAATACCCGAGATCATCAAGTTTTTTGGACCAGCGTGAGTCGGTTGCAATTAACTTATTAACTCGATCGTATACAGTTGTTGTCATTATAGACGTTCATCCAACGTCAAGGAGCAAGCACCTTATAGTAACTTTAAAGCTCCAACCAATCGTTATTGCTTATCAATAACAATGATGAAAGCGTTAGTATCGATTCCTTCATGTGTTGAAGATAGCAAAGTTATTTATATCATTGGTTGTCAAAAGGTTAATCAAAGAATCCTCCAGACATCCTTTTCCCTGAAAAGAAAAGTCCCAGTCTTCGCTGGTTAGATAAACGTACGCAATTGTACCCTACAAGGATATAGATAGTCCTATCGGTAGAAAAGACGATATCTTTAGCGGTAATTCTGGTTTTAGCATCTTCGGATCAAACATTGAGTGGCGAGTTAAATGTCTGAGTTCCAAAATTTTTATGTGCCTTCAAAAAAGTGGCCTAAGACACAGACCACTACAACAACACCGAATACCAAAATACCCGCCCGATAATCTCAAGCTCAGACTCATACGCCTCTTCATCAGTATCCCGATTAAAGCTGTGGATCACGACAATGCCTCCTGGCTTGCGGTAAAGCTGTTTAATGCGCTTCAGTTTATCGTTGCCGCCACCTTCCTGAGCAATGGCGTAAATTTTACCATCTACGATGCGCTTATTGTTGGTATCTACCGCAACCGTCGTGCCGTCAGGGATCATTGGCTCCATGCTGTCACCCGTTACGGGGAAGCAGAGAACGCCGGAACCGTCGGTATTCGCGCCAACCTTGCGTAAGGTTGATTTGGAAAAACGAAGTTTAAAGCCGTTGTAGTCGTCATCCTGAATGCGCCCGTCACCACAGGCAAACTCGATATCCCTAAGAAAAGGCACTTCAACTTCATCCTCTGATAATGCAGTTTTGCTATCCCAGGCTGCTACCGTGCCCCATTCTGACTTGGGAGGAATGGAGGACTCCCGTGAAAGATCGAGATACCCGGCAGGCATTCCATAGTCACGCTCAAGCCGCCTCGCAGCTTTTTCGCCGAAAGACGCCTTCCCATTTATCAACTGGGAGATATAGCTTTTCTCTTTTTCGGGGATTGATCTCTCCGAAAACCACTCTTTAAGGCGAGTGCGCCTGATCTCTTTCGTATCCATAAAAGCATTTTGATTAGTATTTATTAAACAAGCAAATGCTTGACTTTGGTTTAGTGTTAATTAAACTCAACGCTAAACAACGAGGTGACCTATGGAACTAAAAGCGTATATCAATAAGTTAGAACGAGGCGGGGCTAAAAAATTAGCGGAAACGCTAGGTGTATCCCGCTCCCATTTATCACAAATGGCATCAAAACGGTGTCCTATCTCTCCGCAACGCTGTGTCGAAATTGAGCAAGCCACACAGAACAATGTTAGTCGCCAAGATTTACGCCCTGCGGATTGGGACAAAATCTGGCCTGAGTTGATTCATCAATAAACCTGGTTCTGACCAAACCAGTTAAGTAATTACATTAAGGGCTAACCAATGACCACAATACGTCAACCTGCCGGACCAACGGCAGGGGCCGCGATCGCTTCTGGCGTTCGCAAGGAATTGCTTTCCCGCAAGAAAGTGGGCAAGGCCGGTTTACCGTTCCACGTTGTGCGGGAAGATCAGATCAAAACCCGCTGGACGGAAAGCGAAGCGGCCACCATCAAAAGCGTGGCTGGCGCCATGTCATCCAATCCCGCCGTGGAAACCAACACCGCCGCTATTCGTGGCTTTCTTGCGATGTTCGCCGAATCCCCTGAAATGCTGGTGCATGTTCATGCCGAACTGAAGGTCGCAGGTTTGCCGATCCCCGATTGGTTGCCGCCAGTGCCGGAAGGGGCTACGCGATGAATCAAACGCAAGGTATCGAAATGATTGCTGACATTGTCGGTAAAAAACTTGATATCGCCGGGGATGAAACTCGGCGTTTGGCAATCACAGGGGCTTTGTCCGGTATGGCGCAGGCATTTTATTCCCGCCAGCAGCCTCAGGCAGAAATGCACACGGCAGGCGATCATGACACATGTGCAGTCTCTTGATCGGCGCTATCGAGATCAGCGCGGCGTGATTGTGCATGTCATAGGGTATGACCGCGCTAACAAGCAGGTGATTTTTATGCGTGCTGGCTATGAGCATGAGTGCAGCCAGCCGCTGTGGAAATTTCAGAAATATTATACGGAGGTCAAATGAGCAGCAAGTTAACCGGCCACGTATGGGAGGCGTGTGCCGCCAATGGCATCAAAAATACAAAACTTCTGATCATGGTGCGTTTGGCTGATTACTCGAATGATGACGGTATCAGTTATCCCAGTGTGGAAACCATTGCCCGACAGTTAGGGGCAGGGGAAAGCACCATTCGTGGCGCAATGGCAGAGCTGGAAGAGGCGGGGTGGCTGTACCGAGAAGGGCGTCGTAAAGGTAACCGTAATTCTTCCAACCTGTATTACCTGAACGCTGAGCGATTGGAAGAAGTTGCCTTACAGGAAATCGCCAAAGTTAAAGCGGCCAGACTGGCTAAACGGGTATCAAATACTCACCCTCCAGAATCTGACGGTTCAAAATCTGACCCTCTGAAATCTGGAGGTTCAAACGGGTTTCACCCTCCAGAATCTGGCGATAAAGCGTGTTTTGACCCTCCAGAATCTGGAGGCGATCCACAAGTAAATTCAACACATGATCCACAAGTAAATTCAAAACATGAATCACAAGGTACGCCCGCGCGAAAAGCCGCGCTGAAATCACCACTGGCTGAATTCGATTTTTCTGCGTTCCCGACATTGCCCAACGATCAGGTCTGGGGGGATTACATGAAGCATCGGAAAGCCAAGCGTGCCCCGATCACGCAAACCGTCGTGAATATTCTCGGCCAAGAGCTGACGAAAGCCGCTAACGCTGGTTGGACGGTTGATCAGGCGTTGGGTGAAGCGATGGCCGCAGGTTGGCAGGGGCTGAAGTTTGAATGGCTGGCGAATCGTAATCAGTCTGTGCGCGATGTTGTACCGCTGAACAAGCAGGAAGCGCTTGAAGCCCGCAATGCACAGGCATTTGAAGAGTGGCTACAGGAGGAAGCTCAGGCGTTGGAGAATCGGGGGGATATCGATGGTCGCCACTGACGAACGCACTGATTTAGCGGTGAAGCGCGAGTTTGCTGAGCTGCTGAAAGCGACATTGGCCGTGTACAGCAAGGATTCATCGAAATCCGTGATCCGCTTGTACTGGAATGCTGTCGGTTCATTCGACATCGGGCTGATTCGGCAGGCGCTCAGCCAGTGGATCACCGATCCCGAGCAGGGGCGCTACGCACCAAAACCCGCCGATATTATTCGCAACATCCAGCGACTCACTGGCCGCCCGTCATGGGTTAGCGCTAATGAGGCGTGGGCAATCGCGCTACCTGCTCAGGATGAGGCCAACACTCTGATTTGGACAGCAGAGATCGCTCAGGCATGGCGTGTAGCTGAACCTATTTTCGCTGATGGCGATCGTGTTGGAGCTCGCATGGCGTTTATCGCAGCTTATGACCGCCTGGTTGCTACCGCTCAGTCTTCTGGCGCCTTGCCGCAGTGGAGGATTTCGGAAGGCTGGGACAAAGGGGCTGTGAAAGGTGCGGTAGAACAGGCTGTCAACGCAGGGTTATTACCTGCACCGGATGCTACGCGATATTTATCCCCGCCTGCCAGCTTGCCCCCGCCAAAGGTGGACAGAGGAAAGCGGGATGGGATGTTGGCAAAAATTCAGGCATTCGCCGGGATATTGCTGGATCAGAAAGAACAACGTGAGGCACAGGAACGGCACGAAAGGGAGGAGCGAAGAGCACTAGCAAACAAGGAATTAGATAAGCGCTACCAAGATGAATTATGCCGTGCTGCTGACCACAGCACAACTGATGAAAACCAAGAAGTAAGGGCTGACCAATGAGTATGACGTTTAAAAATGCACTGATTTATCGCCTGAATAGCGATGTGATGTTTGATGATCTGGAACAGAAACTGGCTCCGTTTGCCTTCACCCCATGCGGTAGCCAGGATAGAGCAAAAACAGGCTGGGTATCGCCTATTTGTCCGCTGCTCGATGTGCTTTCTCACCAGGCTAACGGGCAGATCATGCTTACGTTGCAGCGTGAAGAAAAGATCCTGCCCGCACCCGTGATTGCGCGTGAGCTGGCCGCCAAAATCGACAGCATGGAAACCGTGCAACAGCGCCGTCTGAAAAAAACCGAGAAAGACGCGCTGAAAGATGAGGTTATCCAAACGCTCCTGCCGCGTGCGTTCAGTAAATACCATACCATCAAGATCTGGATTAACGCAGGGGCTGGGTTGATCATCGTTGATGCCGCCAGCGGCAAAAAAGCGGAAGACGCACTGGCACTTCTGCGTAAAACGCTGGGATCGCTGCCCGTTGTGCCGCTGGCGCTGGAAACGCCCATTGAGCTGACGCTGACTGAGTGGGTTCGCAACGGTAAAGCGCCGGCGGGTTTTGCTTTGCAGGAAGAGGCCGAGTTGAAAGCTGTGCTGGAAGAGGGCGGCATTCTGCGCAGCAAGCATCAGGATCTGACCAGCGATGAAATCACCAATCATATCGACGCAGGCAAACTGGTCACCAAGCTGGCGCTGGAATGGCGTGAACGTATCAGCTTTGTGCTGGCCGATGACGGCAGCCTGAAAAAACTGAAATTCTCCGACTCTTTACTCGAGCAGAATGACGATATCGATCGTGCAGATGAGGTCGCGCGCTTTGACGCTGATTTCGTGTTGCTGACAGGGGAATTGTCGGCGTTGATCCGTGAGCTGGTGGCGGCGTTGGGTGGTGAAGTGAAACGCGTGGCGCCACAGCCTGAGAACTACGATTTGCAGGACGACAAACTTTATCCTGATGCGGTTCAGTTTGTGCAGACATCCGGGCGCGCGACAATTTCAGGGCTTCAGCGCCATTTCCGCATTGGCTATAACCGCGCGGCGCATTTGATTGAGGCGATGGAAAGAAAAGGCGTAGTCTCCGCGCCGACGCATGACGGCACGCGGGCAGTGATCGGGGAAGTGGTGCAATGAACACTCCGGTCGTGATTGCCAATATTGCCGTTCGCCGCGACGCCGACGGTCGCTACAATCTGAATGATCTGCATCGTGCGTCTGGCTGCGAAAAACGCCACGCGCCGAGTTATTGGCTTGCAAACAAGCAAAGCGCTGATCTTATTGCTGAATTGGAAACTACCGGGATTCCGGTAGTTAAGTTGGAAGGGCGCAACGGCGGGACATTCGTATGCCGAGAGCTGGTTTATGCCTATGCGATGTGGATTTCTCCTGCTTTCCACCTGAGTGTAATTCGCACCTTCGATAGCGTGGCAAACGCAAACCCAGCAACGGGTAATATCAGCGACCGAGTACAGGCTGGCATCTTGATTGTAGAGTCTGCTGCTCGACTGCTGAATCTGTCGAACAGCTCCAAGCTCGGGGCTTATCAAAAATTACAGTCGGTCATTGGCATACCTAACCTGATGCCTAGCTATGCCATCGATGCACCTAGCGATGCAGCCGATGGATCCAGCCGTTCTACGAAGTCCCTTACCGATTTGTTGCGCCAGCATGGTTTCACCATGACGGCGGCGATCGCGTATGTTCGGCTGGAGGCCGCGGGGATTGTTGAGCGTAAAACGCGTCCCAGCACAGGGAAGCAGTTCAAGTCATTTTGGTCCGTTACATCACAGGGACTGCGTTACGGTAAAAACATCACCAGCCCGGCGAATCCGCGTGAGACACAGCCGCACTTCTTCGAATCACGTTCAGAAGACCTTCTGGCGATTATTTCAGGGAGGAATGTTGCATGATCGATTTCTCCGAAACCGAGTATGTATCTTCCTTACTGCGCCAGAAATCAGAACCTGCACATCTTCTGAAAGATGTTGGTGACCAATGGCGCACACCTGATCCGCTTTTCTGGGGCATCAATGCTATGTTCGGGCCGCTGGTACTCGATCTGTTTACCGATGGCGAAAACAGCAAATGTCCGGCGTTTTACACAGCAGAGGATAACGCGCTGGCGCAGGATTGGGCAGCGCGATTGGCAGAACTAAACGGTGCCGCATTCGCTAACCCGCCGTACAGCACAGCGAAAATGCATGAGGGCGAATACATCACCGGTATGCGCCACATTATGGCTCACACCGCAAAAATGCGAGAGCGCGGCGGGCGCTATGTTTTCCTCATTAAGTCGGCCACGTCTGAAGTGTGGTGGCCGGAGCAGGCCGATCACGTTGCATTCATTCGTGGACGTATCGGCTTTGACGTCCCCACCTGGTTCAAGCCGAAAGACGATAAGCAAATTCCCAGCAGCGCAGGCTTTGGCGCAGCAATCGCGGTGTTTGATAAAGAATGGCGTGGCTCGGCTATCAGCTACATTCAGCGGGAAAAACTGCTGGCGACAGGGGAAGCGTTTTTGGCGCAGATCCGGCGTGAGGCTGATAGTCGCTTGTCAGGAATGGCTGCGGCGCAACTGCTATCTCATACGCAGCCAGTCATTATTCCTGATACCGAGAATGCGGTCTGGCCTGCGGAAGTTAATTTTCTGTTCGAGCGGGTTTCTACAGCAACCACGCTGTCCGCCGGTCTGCAAAATAAACTCCGTAGTCATATCAATCGCTTGAAGCTCGAAGGCGTGCCAGATTCAGCAATCATCACGACGGCAGAAACATTGTCAGTAGCCATGGGGGCCGCAGCATGAAAAACAGGGAAATCATTGTCGATAACTTTGCAGGTGGCGGCGGTGCTTCAACGGGGATCGAAATGGCTATCGGTCGCAGTGTCGATATTGCAATTAATCACGACCCGAACGCGATTGCTATGCACACGACGAATCACCCGGACACATTGCACTATTGCGAAAGCGTTTTTGATATCGATCCGGTTGCTGCGACTGCCGGCCGTCATGTTGGTTTGGCTTGGTTTTCGCCTGACTGTCGGCATTTTTCAAAAGCCAAAGGCAGTAAGCCGGTGAAAAAGGAAATCAGAGGGCTGGCGTGGATTGTGTTGCGCTGGGCGCTGGCAGTTCGCCCGCGCGTGATGATGCTGGAAAACGTGGAGGAATTTAAAACGTGGGGACCATTACTGACTAATGACGATGGAACGCAGCAGCCAAATCCGGCGCGGGCGGGAGAAACGTTTGAAGCGTTTTGTGGCATGTTGTCAGGTGGAATTCCTGCCGATCATCCAGCTTTAGCCGAAGCGTGCGAATTTCTGGGGATTGAACCAGCTAGCGAGCAGGGCAAACAGCTTATTCGCGGGCTGGGCTACAACGTCGATTACCGCGAGCTACGGGCGTGTGATTATGGCGCGCCAACGATCCGTAAACGATTTTTTATGGTGATGCGTTGTGACGGAAAGCCAGTTACATGGCCGGCGGTTACGCACGGCGAACCGAAATCACCCGCTGTGCAAGCTGGAAAATTACAGGCATGGCGCACGGCGGCGGAATGTATTGATTGGTCAATTCCATGCCCGTCTATTTTCGAGCGTAAAAAGTTGCTGGCGGAAAATACTTTGCGACGCATTGCTCGTGGCTTAGAGCGGTTCGTTATCAATAATCCGACGCCGTTTATCGTTAAGTGCAACCACACCAGCACAAAGACCAAATACGATTGTTTCCGTGGTCAGTCGCTCGATGAGCCATTGCAGACGATCACCAAGACGCATGGTTATGCTGTTGTGGCACCAATTTTTGCTGGTACTGGCGGTTCAGAGTTCCAAATGAAGCCGCGGCCTGTAGATAAACCGTTCTTCACTCTACTTACACAGAATCGCACCAATATAATCTGTCCGCTGCTTGCTCCAGTAGTAGCACGGCAATTTGGTAACAGCGTAGGCCATGGCACTGACGAGCCAAGCGGCACCATTACTGCTGGGGGCGGCGGTAAAAGCCAGTTGGTTTCTGCGTTCTTAGCCAAGCACTTTGGCGGTAATTATACCGGCGCAGGTGTGGCGATGGATGAACCGGCACACACGGTAACGACGACAGATCACCATGCGCTCGTTACATCAAATCTCATCAAGATGCGTGGCACAAACACAGGCCAGCGTACTGATGCGCCACTACAAACCGTTACAGCGGGTGGAAATCATTTCGGCGAGGTGCGCGCTTTTCTCTTGAAGTATTACGGCAATGAGAAAGAAGGCGTCAGCTTGGATGATCCGCTACATACAGTTACGACGAATGACCGCTTCGGGCTGGTGACTGTAGAGGGCATCGATTATCAGATCGTTGATATTGGGATGCGTATGCTGCAACCGCATGAACTATACGCTGCTCAGGGTTTTCCAAACTGGTACATCATCGATCAGGATTATCGCGGACAGAAATACGCAAAGGACAAACAAGTCGCACGCTGCGGAAATGCTGTTCCACCTCCGTTTGCCGAAGCGCTTGTGCGTGCAAATCTGCCTGAAATGTGTGTCGAGTGTGAAGAGGTGGCGGCATGACAACCGCTACCCGCAGTAAATCACCGAAAAAGCACAAAACTGAAGCGCTGGGCGTTTTGCTGCCTGGCGGCGGCATCAAATATTGTACCGATCACGATCGTGACGTAATGAAAGGGGTGCCAATCGGCACTCCGATCTCGCTCACACCCATCGGTGATCGGCGCAATATCAAACATCACCGTAAATTCTGGGCGTTGCTGGATCTGGGATTTTCGTATTGGGAACCTGCGTGGTCGTTTGTCAGCGATCGGGAGAAATGGATAGCTCATGAGGTTTCTAAAGAAGTCGCTCAGGAGGCGGGTGATCCTTCTTTGTATGACAACGTTACGAGGATTATTGCTGAAAGAGTTCTGGAGCGGCTAACGGCGCAGCTTAAACGCCGCTTTGATCCAGAGGTAGTTAAAACCAAAGATGCCTACCTGAATCACGTCATGGTAAAGGCCGGATTCTATGACCTGGCTCCTAATCCCGATGGTGGTACGCTGAAACAGCGCTGGAGCATTGCATTCGTCAACATGGGGCAAGAGAAGTTCGACAAGGTTTACCGCGGCGTTTTCGGTGTGATCTGGAATGAGACGTTGAGCCAGTATTTTGCTGATGAATATGAAATGGAAAACGCAGTTAGCCAACTGATGAGCTTTTGATTATGATAAAAAAATCTCCTGCTTTCAGAAGCAAGGCGTTACGTGAGTCTGCCCGAGGGCAGGCTTGTACGTTGCAGATCTCTGGCATCTGTAACGGCAATCCAGAAACAACGGTATTGTGTCATCTTCCAAGTCCCACGCATGGTATGGGATATAAAGGCGATGACTTCTGGGCTGTCTATGGTTGTTCATCTTGCCACAATGTGATTGATGGGCGCGTGCCGTATGATTGGCGGGCGGGGGAGAAAGAAGAAGTATTGCTTCAGGCGCTGTATTTGACTATGAGGCGATGATATCACCTCTATTCAGGTGGCCAAATTAACTATGCCACTACAGTCAGACTTACTGTGAAATATAGAAATAAGAGATAAATATTTTGGATAAGTTACTTACTAAGGCAAGGCATAGTCTATTGATTGTATCTTTTTTAGGCATTGTTTTTTCCCTTACTGGAGCATCGTTTACCGGGCAATCAGCAATAGCCTCCTATTTGGGCCTGAAATTTTCTGATGTGGATGGTTTTAAATGGGTGTATTTTATCATTTTGGCTTACACATCAATTAGATATATTGTCCATTATTCGAGTGAGTTTGTTGCTCTAATGGTTGAGTCTACAAGGCGCTGCATAGATTGGCCGTACTTGAACTTTTTTTTAAAAAAAATCTTGTTGGATTCTAGTGGTCAGTCTGATAATGGATATTATTATGATTTTTCCGCGTGGAATGATCTTGATGATAATTATCCTTTGCTTGTTAAGTTAAGTGCATTTGAACACGATGGTGAGAATTCTTTTTCTACTTTTGATGTAGACTTGGATTTTAGCGGTAGTTCTTTTATACGTTTATGCAATGTTGAATTTGACAATGGTCCATTAGTCTCAAATGTCAGGGATTTAAATTATTTTAACATTTATCGCTTGAATGGGAATAAAGGATATTTAAAGAGATTTAGTTTTGTCGGTGTTGGCATTTTAGCTACAGGGTTTATATTGTTTTTATTCGATTCGTTTACTAAGTTTAGATATTTTGAATATTCAATTCCTTTATTTACTGCACTGTGTGCTTTGTTCATGACTATAGATCATTTTTTCTTTTCATATAAACCATTAACGATATTAACCACAATTCGTGATGCTATCATTTAGGCTATGTTACTTAATTCAATCGATGCGCTAAAAATTATTGGCACAAAATCTAAACTTGAAACCCGTAACGGCAAGGTGATCAAAGTTTCTCACCAGGCCGAACTGGAAGAGCAAGCAGCATTGATTGAATGGGCAGACAAGACTGTGATCGGTGGCATCAAGATTGGTGATTATCTGCTGCATATCCCAAATGAGGGAAAGCGCGGTCCTAAGGCGGCACGTGATGCAAAGCGGCTTGGTGTTCGCGCTGGTGTGCCAGATCTATTTCTGGCACTTCCTCGCGGTGGATATGCAGGTTTGTGGATTGAGATGAAAGCGAAAGGCGGTAAACTATCGGCTCAGCAAGAGGTTTGGCTCAAAAAAATGTCATCCGCAGGATATAAAGCAGAGGTGTGTTTTGGTTATGATCATGCCGTACACGGAATAATTAACTATTTTAATAAATAAAATGGAATATTTATATGAAAGAAAATAAAAATCTAATGTCAATCTGTTATGAAGGTACTTCCGGTGTAACAGATATAAGAACATGCTATATAGACGAAATTCTTCATTTTTCTTTGAAAGATATTTTTATTGTCTTAAATAAAGAGAATAAGGAGTTGGGTGAAATCAATCCAACAAGATTCATTCCTAATTTGATCAAGAGTCAAATAAATGAACTTGACTCTGATGAATATAAAAACATTCCAGTTAGCCATGGTAAGTTTGACGAAGAAACAGAAATTTTCGTTACTCAACCAGGTTTAAATAGGGTAATGGGTAATGATAAATCTAAAGCGGGAAGAAAGTTTCAACGCTGGCTCTATCACGAAGTAGTACCGTCGTTAACTAAGCATGGAGTATATCCTCCACCAATGACTGCACAAGGTTCAGCGTTGACAAAAATGGCTGAAATTGTTGCCCAGAATGCTATCGCTGTCGCTGAGCTATTTAGGCAGCATGATGAATTGTCAAGAAAAATGGAAGATGTAGATTCAAGAGTATCCAGACTTGAAGGTAATTCTGATGAACCACACATAATTACGGTGAGGCAATTTTTTGATAAACAAGAATTATTTTTGTCTGAAAAGAAAGAGTTTGATATCGTGGTTTGGTGTGAGAATCTAGCTTTAAGCTATGGTAGGCCACAAAGGAAATGTCCATCAGGAGATAGAATGAGGACTAAGTTCTATCAGGTGATAATTGAAGAAGCAAAAAACCTGGTTGAAAGCTCTAGAGGGTGATTAAGCCGCTATGTAAATAGTAATATTGTTGCTCTCTGTAAGCTAAATAATACAATCAGCCTGATGACATCATTTTCAGGACTGACCAAATGACCAGAGCTATAGAGCAACTTATCAAAATGCACGATCCGCGCTGTATGAGTATTGAATCACTCAATGTGGGGCGCGGGCGTGCAGTTCTCTCCAAAGAGCAAATATTGGCAGCGTTTGCTACAGCTCAACATCGCCATTCCACTGGTTTTGATTTGTTGATGGCAAAATATCGCCACGATAGCCAGGCAGAACAGCGTATTCGAGCTGCTATTTCTAACTGGGTAAAAACTCGAACGCACCTTATGCACTCAGACCATGCCTGTCAGTTGGCACTAAGTATGGTGCTTGAACGCAATCTTCCCGCGCAAATCGATCATATCGCTGGGCTACTGCGCAGATACGGCGCTAAAGCGGCGCAGTCGCGCAAGAATACCGATGCATTGCGCTCAGAGATTAAGCAACTTGAAAGGCAGCGCTGCCGCGAGAAGGTGAGCCACGCTGATTACATCAGCGCGGGGATAGAAATCGCCGAGCTAAATGAGCGAATAGGTCATGAACGTAAAGCGCTGCGGGAATGGTCGGATCTCCAGGCGGCACAATTAAATGTCTGCCCACGCTGTAACGGAACGGGGAAAACGCTACGCCCAGCCATTGCGGTGTGTAATGAATGTGGTGGTAACGGGCATATTGCCGCGACGTTCGAGCATCTGCGTAAATCACTGGCTATCATAGGGGCTGTGATAGCCGCCGGTGAATGGCCACAATATCTGGATCTGGTTAAACGCTGCATGCGCTGGTTGTATGTTGAAGAGTCTCAGGCAGTTAGTACCCTGAGCGAGAGAATTCATAACGAAATTGATTAATTGCATGGGCCAGATTGACCGTAGATCAGATACGCGCTAAATTCGCGAAAGATACCGGAGTATGCCTTAAAAAGCTGCTCCGGTTTTTTATTGGTCAGTCCTCAAGCCTGCATGGTTCGCCCAGCAGGCTTTTTTATTTCCTGCACATAGAGCGTGTTATGTCCAAAATTCTCACCCTTTTAGATTACCGGGTCGCCGCGAGTGGTTTGGGGGTTCCGGTTGCTACGGTTAAAGCCGTGACCGAAGTAGAAAGTAACGGCAGCGGATTTTTATCGGATGGTCGGGTAAAGGTGCAATATGAGCCGCACGTCATGTATCAGCAACTGACGAAACATTTCGGCGGTGATCGGGCAAATGCTGAACTGGCGAAACATCCTGATCTGGTGGCGCGTAAATCTGGTAGTTATCAGTCCACCGATAAAGAGGATAAAGATATGGACCGGGCTGCAACAGTTATTGATCGCGGCTGCGCGTTGCAATCTGCATCATGGGGAGCATTCCAGATCATGGGTTACCACTGGAAAACTTGCGGCTACCCGACATTACAGGCTTTCATTAACGCTCAATACACAGCGGCCGGCCAACTCGATACGTTCGTGCGCTTTATTAAAGCGGATAACAAACTGCTATCGGCGCTGAAAAGTCGGGATTGGGCAACCTTCGCCCGAATTTACAACGGCCCAGCGTATGCCAAAAACCGCTATGACACCAAACTTGAGAACGCGTATACCAAATACCAAGGGGTAGCGTAATGGAATGGTTGTCCCGACTGTGGGAGCAATTTCAGTGGGCGGTGGCCGGGCTCATTGGTGCACTGATATCTGTACCATTCCAGAGCGACTTAAGAACGGCACGCGGGATCGCGATCTTTGTTTTCACGGGTAGCGCCTGCGCCCACTACCTGACAGGCATTGTTGGTGATTATTTCAATATCAATCCTTCGTCGGCTGGCGGCATTGGCTTTCTTCTGGGGGCGTTTGGCGGTTCGCTGATTGCTGCCGTTATCAAGGCCATTGAAGCTGCCGATCTGTGGGGGCTTATCCGATCCCGATTTGGTGGAGGTGCCCAATGATTTTCACCATCGCCTACGTCACCATTCTTCTGTGGTCTGGGTGGTGCGTGTTCAGTGATCACGTTAAAGATGGGGTAGTCGGCAAACTAATGTATTCGGCACTTTCTATTTCGTGCATGGGGGCGCTGATTGGTGGAAGTGGATCAGATAGACAGGCCGATAGCATTATTTTGCTATGTATTGCGATGATAGGAATTCGGCACTTTGTCCTAAAACAGATTAATTTGTCTAAAAATTAGCTTTTTTAGGGCTATTTTGGCGATGCTACGTGAAATCTGAATTCCTCACCCTCATCAATCCTCTCACTTTTTAACAGAGAAACCATGTTAACCACGAAAATGAAAGCGCTGCTGTTATGCGGCGGGTTTGCCGCTGCGTTCGGCGCAGGTTGGTATGTGCAAGGATTGCGGTGGGATACGGATATTGCGCAACGGGATAAGAAGCAGTCGGACGATATCAGTACAAGCCAGCAAGCTATTATCGCCGGACAGTCGCTTCAGTTTCATCGTTACAACGAAATCGCCAGGCAAGCGAATCAGTATGCCATCACCATCAAGGGTAAATCCGATGAAAAACAAATTATTTACCGGACAATTGTCAAACATCATCCTGCTAGTCGTGAGTGCGTGCCTGATGATGTCGCTACTGGGCTGCTCGACTACGCGCACAGTCTACGTGCCAGCGCAATGCGTACCACTGTCAGCGGAACTGACTCAACCAGTGCTAGTTCCGCTGCCTCCGGCTGCCGATTGACGTATGGGCAGGCAGTGTATTGGATTGATCCGTTGCTGACTGCACTTGAACAGGCTAATGGCCAACTAGCCGGGTTGCGTAGGTTAGAATCAAGTCGGTTATAGATAGCAAAGTAAGGTGATAGGTAGTACAGCGGACATGTGCTGAGTGACCGTGATATTCTTAAATCACCTTCAATACTATTTGGATACACTTATGGACGACATTATTAGAGGGCTAATTAATGGGGTTTTTGACTGCTATCAAAGCTGGAGCAAAGATAAGCAGAAACAAGCGCTTGATAGCCTTTCAGCCTTATCTGATCTGCTGGTTGAAAATAAAATCTACCTTCGTGATTATTCGTATAAAAAGATTATTGATAAAGTCAAGGAAGCGGAATTAGCTAAGGAATGGAAACGTGTTGGCATTCTTTTTGAAACCAGTAGCCCGGAACTTGCGATGATTTGTAAGTACAAGTCCGACTATTGGATTCATCGTGAATTGTATACTGAGAGAAAAGTTACTGAGTTGGGTATCACGATTAGAAATATAGAAGAGCAACTCAGCAGGGCTCAAAGAAATTTATTATAACATGTGATTAAACTTTCTAATTATTCGGTGGTACTTATGAGAATCGATAAAGATTATCTGAAGGGATTACTGGAAGCTTTCGAGTCGTCGGATGAACCTCAAACCGACATAAATAAACTTTTAATTGCTGGCTATGATCATCAAAGCAAGGAGTTTCGGTTTCACGTTAGATTACTTGAGGATCGTAATCTTATTGGTCGGGTGGATGGCCTTGCTGGAATTGGCTTTTTTAGTACCAAAAGTGATGATACTGATGATCCAGGATTCTTCGATGCGGTTCCTTTGCGACTGACCGCCTCCGGGCATGAGTTTTTGGAGGCAATCCGTAACCAAGAGGTGTGGGCAACGTTAAAAGATGGTTTCAAAGAAGCGAGCATGGGAACGCTGGTTACGGTATCAAAAGAGTTATTCAGCAGAGTGTTGAATAAACAGTTAGATAAATATATTTAGTTGTTCGATTGATACCAGCAATGATGTTGGTACTACTTCTTATAAGAAATACAAGTGCAATATCGCATAGCCTCAGCACCTGCTGGGGCTTTTTTTCGTCCCAACAAAAGGTAACCCCATGACACAAGTCACCGATCAATGCATTGAGAAAGAGATTCAGACCAAAGGTTTAACCGCACCGCGTGTCGCGTCACAGTCGGAGTGCAGTGAGTAAGGCATTCCAGAGTCACTTCCCAGAGGTGGCTCGATAATGCTTACTCAGTAGGACGCTATGGCAAAGTACGATTGGAAAAAGCTGCTGGCCGATTATGCAACGGCATACTCAGCAACGGGAATCTCCCCAGTAGAGTGGTGTGCTCAGAATGAGGTGCCGTATAGCTCTGCGAAGCGTTACATCACGATAAAGGCTGCAACGGATTTCATTGAGCAGAATTCGCAAATTCGCAGTTCGCAAAAAAGTGATTCGCAGATTCGCAAAGAGAAAGACGCGAATCGCAAAATCGAGAAAAAGCGCGATGATTCTGGCGATAACGATAGCGAGGAATCAGCAAACGCAGACGACAGCGACACCAGCGATCGGCAGTCTGAAACGGAACCGCAACGGGATGCTAGCGGTCGCTTTGCTGAAGGGAACAAGCTGGGAGGCAATTATGGTGTTCCAGCTAATGCGTTCCAGCCTGGCAATCAAATCCCGCGCAAGCATTCTGCCTATGCAAAATATCTGGACGCCGATGAGCTTTTTGAGGCGGTGCAAGAAACTGAGCTGCGTGATGAGCTGATTTTCACCCGCGCCCGTGCGCTGTCAGTGACAAAAACGCTGAACAAAATCATGGAGGATTTGCAGAAAGCTGAATCAGTTGAAGCGCGTATCGAGCTTTACGATAAGTTCATCAAGGCCGAGCAAGGGCTTGATCGCAACATTGCCCGGATTGAGTCGATCGAGAACAGCCTGAGCAAGTTACAGCTGGATGCTGTGAATATTCCGCGTCTGAGTGCTGACACGCTGCGTATTAAGGCGGCGACCGCCAAGCTGAAAGCCGAAACGGAGAAACTGACGGCAGAAAGCAAGGATGTGACGACGCCGCTAACCGATGTGGTGCGTGATATTCATGCGATGCCGGATGATGGGATGCTGGCGTAATGACGACACCGCACTATGATGCCAGCCTCGCAGAAGACGAGTTGGATGGAATGACCGAGGCGCAGCAGCGCCTTTTTATTTTGTCCAAATTGAGCAATCCGTGGTGGCGGCTCAACAATCTGTACAAGATCGAGAATGAAAAAGGCCAACTGGTCACGTTTCGGATGCGTCCGGCACAGCGTCGCCTGTTCAAGCACATGCATTACCGCAACATTATTCTCAAGGCGCGTCAGCTCGGTTTCTCCACCGCGATTGATATCTACCTGCTCGATCAGGCGCTGTTCAACAAAAACATTAAGTGCGGGATCATTGCGCAGGATAAGAATGCCGCAGGCGAAATCTTCCGTACTAAGATATCGATACCGTTCGACAATCTGCCTGGCTGGTTACGTTCATCTTTCAAGATTACCGAGCGACGCAGCGGGGCGAATGGCGGCTATATCCTGTTTTCTCACGGCTCCAACATTCAGGTGGCCACATCCTTCCGCTCAGGTACGGTTCAACGTCTGCACATTTCCGAGCACGGGAAAATCTGCGCCAAGTATCCGGCCAAAGCCAAAGAGGTGCGAACCGGTACGCTGAACGCCGTGCATGACGGCTGTATCGTGTTTGATGAATCCACGGCGGAAGGCGTTGGCGGTGATTTCCATACCATGAGCACGCGGGCGCTTGAGCTGGCGCAATCCGGCGTTGATCTGACGATGCAGGATTACAAGTTTCATTTCTATCCGTGGTTTGACGATCCGAAATACGTTGCGCCCGTTCCGGCCGGTGGTCTGCGCCTGAGTAAATATCACCAGGAATATTTTGCTGCGGTTGAAGTGGCAACGCGCGTCATGCTGAGTGATGAGCAAAAGCAGTGGTATATCCGCAAAGAGGTTGAGCAGGGCGAGGAAATGAAGCAGGAATTTCCTTCTACGCCGCAGGAGGCTTTCTTAACCTCTGGCCGCCGTGTATTTGCCGCGATCAATGTGATGCATGCCGAAGGGCGCTGTAGTCCTCCGCTCATTGTTTATGACGTAGAGCCTGAAACCGGTCAGCGCACAAAAGTGCAGGCGTTGCGCGGCGGCGATAAAGAGGAGCTTCAGCGCACGTTACAAAATCATCTGCTGGTCTGGGAACTGCCAGATCCCGACGAGGATTATGCTATAGGTGCTGACGTGGCGGAAGGTTTAGAAAACGGTGACCGTTCATCTTTCGATGTTGTGAAGAAATCGACAGGCGAACAGGTGGCGCACTGGTTTGGTCATCTGGATGCGGAATTGTTCGCACAACTGCTGGCGCACATCGGCAAGTGGTACAACACCGCTTACATCGGGCCAGAACGAAATAACCACGGTCATGCCGTATTACAGAAGCTGCGTGATATTTACCCCGTTCGTGCTATTTACGCCGAGCAGCACCTTGATCGCGACAATGACGACGAGACGCCGAAGCTGGGCTGGCTGACGACCAAGCAGAGCAAGCCTGTGGTAACAGAAGGGTTGAAAACGTTACTGCGTGAAAAGGCCAGCGGCATTCGCTGGGTCGGCACTATCAATGAACTCAATACCTACGTCTATGACGCCAAAGGCAGCATGGGCGCACAAACCGGTTGTTTCGATGACCAGGTGATGAGCTATGCCATTGCGCAGGAAATGCGTGCTCGCATGCCAGCCAGACCGAAACTGAAACCTATCGACCGTTCTAAACCTACTCACTGGATGTCACATTGATGAACACAGCCGCTATTAAAGCTGAGGCACTGCCACAGCAGCAGGATAATCGCGACCGCTTTACGCAGCGGCAACTACTGGATCTTTCATCGGATATTGACGCGCAGCCAGACTGGCGCACCACGGCAAACACCGCCTGTGCGTATTACGACGGCGATCAGCTTGCGCCTGAACTGGTAGCGAAACTGCGTGAACGCGGCCAACCGCTGACGATGCATAACCTGATTGCGCCAACCATCGATGGCGTACTGGGCATGGAGGCCAAGACTCGTACCGACCTGATGGTTATCGCTGACGATCCTGATGAGGAAATGGAGCAACTGGCTGATGCAGTTAATGCGGAGTTTGCTGACGTTTGCCGCTTGTCCAACATCAATAAGGCGCGTTCTGATGCTTACGCTGAGCAGATCAAGGCGGGGTTGTCATGGGTTGAGGTGCGCCGTAACAGCGATCTGTTTGGTTCGCGCTACAAGGTTGGAACCGTTCACCGTAATGAAGTGTTCTGGGATTGGCACAGTCGCGAGTCAGATTTGAGCGATTGCCGCTGGTTGATGCGTAAGCGCTGGCTGGACGTGGATGAGGTGAAAGCCACTTTTCCCAACATGGCGCAGGTTATCGACTACTCGATCAATGAATGGCGCGGGTTTGTGGACACCGATATTGCCGATGGGCAGGAGTCTGCTTTAATCAGTGCCTATGATGAGTATCAGCAGTGGAGCCGCAAGGATACGGAATGGGTATCCGCTAATCGTAAGCGCGTCATGTTGCAGGTGATCTACTATCGCACGTACCAGCGTGTGCCGGTGCTTGAACTGTCTAATGGCCGTGTTATCCAGTTCGATAAAAGCAACGTAATGCACGCCGTGGCGCTGGCGACGGGGCGCGTGTCGGTGGTGATGTCTCGCGTCAGCCGGATCCGTGAGGCGTGGTTTGTCGGACCGCACTTTCTTGGTGACCGTCCATGCTCAGCGCCACAGGGCATGTTCCCGTTAGTGCCGTTCTGGGGGTATCGCAAAGACAAAACAGGCGCACCGTACGGCTTAGCTTGCCGAGCGATCCCCGCTCAGGATGAAGTGAATTTTCGTCGTATCAAACTAACCTGGTTGCTACAGGCCAAGCGGATCATCAAAGATGCCGACGCGGTTAACATGTCGGACAAACAGCTTGTCGAAGAGGCTGAACGCCCGGATGGCGTGATTACACTTAACCCTGACCGCCGTAATAAAACCACCGCCGCCGATGCTCTGAACATCCAGCAGGATTTTCAGGTGGCCCAGCAGCAGTTTCAGGTCATGCAGGAGAGTATGAAGCTGATTCAGGACGGCATGGGCGTGTATTCGGCCTTTCTGGGGCAGGATTCCAGCGCGTCTTCCGGCGTGGCGATTAGCAATCTGGTCGAGCAGGGCGCCACGACGCTGGCGGAAATTAACGATAACTATCAGTTTGCTTGTCAGCAGGTCGGACAGTTGCTGCTGTCGTATTTGTTGGAAGACTTAACGCGCCGGCGCAATTACTCCGTTGTGGTGAACCGTGACGATCCGCGGCGCCGTAAATCTGTCACCATCAATGAAGAATCTGAGGGCGATGGCGGCATGACTAACGATGTTTCTCGCCTGCGTGCGCATATCGCGCTTGCGCCGATCCAGCAGACGCCCGCTTATAAATCGCAACTGGCCGAGCGCATGTCGCAAGTCATTACCGGCTTGCCGCCGCAGGTGCAGGCCACGGTATTGGATATGTGGGTCGAGCTGCTGGATGTGCCGAAGAAGGCGGAGTTTATCGAGCGTATTCGCAGTGCGCTCGGTACGCCGAAGGCACCGGATGAAATGACGCCAGAAGAGCAGCAGGCGGCTCAGCAGCAACAGCAGTTGCAGGCGCAGCAGCAAGACTTGGCGATGCGCGAGATTGCTGGAAAGGTGGCAAAATTGGAGGCAGAGGCGCAACGTATTGCGGCTGCGGCTCAACGTGAGCAAACCTTAACGAATAGCCAGCGCTTTGATGATGCGAAAACGCAGGCAGAAACCGGTCGCATCCTTCAGGATATGGAGAACACGACGCGGGAGATTGAGGCGTTGAACGCGCAGATGATGCAGAGTATTCAGGGGCAAATTGACGCCATCCCATAAATGACAAGTGGCTCAGGTCGACGTCTTAAATAAATTGCTGAGATATGGATATACCCCGTATTTTTCCCTGCATTTATGCACAGTATAGAACAACGTCTCTGTACAACTTTTGACGAGCAGAGACAGGGTTACGACAAGATAGAAAAGAAAAGCCCATTCTTTTAGCGGCACCTCTGCGAAATTGATGCTATCCCAATTATCCAGTATCACGTTATAGATGCTATCAAGTATCCCAGATGTCTCTTTGATTAGATAACTACTCGATGCGGCTAAAAGGATTAATACATATTTTCGTGGACGAGCCAATACGGTGATTGCAGCAAATACCAGTAGAGTAATAGGCAGTGAATTAAATTTTTTCATACGATAATTGCCTCGAACATGAATACGCGCTAAATTCGCGAAAGATACCGGAGTATGCCTTAAAAAAGCTGCTCCGGTTTTTTTATACCAAAAAATCAGTATCGGCCACCTTCGGGTGGCTTTTTTGTTTGTGCCGATAAGCACTTTAGCAATAGAGCGCTTATTCGCATGGGCAGCGATACGCCTTTTCCCTTTCGGATCTATCCGACAAATAGACATGCAGGAGTAATAACGTGAGTGTTGATATTGATAATTTGACAGGTGAAGAAACAGCGGAAGAGCTGGAAGCGTTGCTGAATGGCTTGGGCGATGTGGATATTTCTGATGAGGCGACGGGTGCGGTAATCACTGCCGGGCAAACAACCGCCGATAATCTGAATGGGCAGCAGGAAAATAAGGGCGATACCACCACGCTGACGCCGGGCGTAGCTGCACAACCACAAACGACAACGACTCAACAGCCAGCCATTGTTGATGACGGTCATAGCAACGCGAAAAGCATTCTCAGCCGTGATGGTAAACATACTATTCCTTATGGCGTGCTGGAAGCAGAACGTGCCGAAAAGCAACGTCTGTCTGAAGCGAATCAGCGAACGTCTACGGAATTGGCTGAAGCTCGGCGACAGTTGGAAGTCTTCACGCGCCAGATTAATGACGCTGGTTTACAGCCTGCGCAGTTGCCGGAAAAAGCTAAGATTACACCAGAGCAGATTGCTACAGTCCGTGAGAGTTTCCCTGAAGTGGCTAATGTGCTTGATGCGTTAACACAGAAAGTGGAATACCTGCAATCTGCTCAGCCAGCCCCGGCAGTTTCTCAACCTGTTAATGACAACCCTGTGATTGCTGCACTGGATGCCACGCCAGATCTGAAAAACTGGCAAGATAGCGATCCAGACCGCTTTACACTGGCGGTACATATCGATGAAACACTCAAACTTGATCCTGCATGGAAAGACAAATCGTTGAATGAACGATTCGGTGAAGTCGTGAAGCGAACCCGCGCCGCCTATGGCGAGTCTGTGGAGAGTGCACCTCAACAGCCTACGCAAGCCGTGCAACAGCAACCGACCACTGAAGCACTCCAGCAAAAAGCAGCAGACCTGCTGGCGAAAGCAAATGCTTCGTCACACTTGCCTGCGTCACCGTCAGATGTTGGTTCAACGGCGCAACATACGGCATCGCCGCTGGAGCAGGCGGCTAATGCCGATCCTGACCAATTGCAGGCGATGTTTGCTGGCATGAGCGATGCGCAGATTGAAGCGCTGCTAGAACAGGCCATCTGACGTTAAACACTCACATCATCCAACCCGCCGCGTGCGGGTTTTTCATTTTTAGGGAACCATTATGACTACGATTACCTCCGCCCAGGCGAATAAGTTGATGCAGGTTGCGCTGTTCACCGCAGCCAACCGCAATCGCTCATTCGTTAACATCATGACGGAACAGCAGGAAGCACCAAAGGCGGTCACGCCAGATAAAAAAGGTGTGAAGCAAACCAGTTTTACTGCGCCCGTTGTGCGTATCACCGATCTGCAAAAATCCAAAGGTGATGAAGTGGATATGCAGATCGTCCACAAACTCAGCAAGCGTCCGACGATGGGCGATGCGAAGCTGGAAGGGCGCGGTGAAAATCTCGCTTTCGCTGACTTTTCGCTCAAGATCAACCAGGGACGCCATGTGGTTGATGCAGGCGGCAAAATGTCAGAGCAGCGCTATAAGCACAACCTGAACAAAACCGCACGTACTTTGCTGGGGACATATTTTAATGACCTGCAAGATCAGTGCGCGACGGTGCATCTGGCGGGCGCACGCGGTGATTTCATCGCTGATGACACCATTTTGCCGCTGGCCGGTCATGGCGAGTTCGGCAAAATCATGATCAACGATGTACTGCCGCCCACCTACGATCGACACTTTTATGCCGGTGATGCGACCAGCTTTGAAGGTCTGGATGCTGCGGATCTGTTTACGTTGGGTGTGGTTGATAACCTGTCTCTGTTTATCGATGAAATGGCGCATCCACTCCAGCCCGTCAAAATGTCAAAAGACGAAATGGCGAATGACGATCCGTATTACGTACTGAACGTGACGCCGCGCCAGTGGAATGATTGGTATACCTCCACGTCGGGTAAAGACTGGCAGGCGATGCTTTCACGCGTTATTCAGCGCTCTAAAGGTTTTGATCATCCGCTGTTCAAAGGCGAGTGCGCGATGTGGCGTAACATCCTGGTTCGCAAATACACCGGAATGCCAATCCGCTTCAATACCGGTTCTCAGGTTGCAGTTTCCAATAACGATCTGGCTGCCACGGTTGCATTGAAAGAAGCCAAAACCACCATTGACCGTGCCATTCTGCTGGGCGGCCAGGCGCTGGCGAACGCTTATGGTACGGGCGAAGGCGGCGGCCACTTCGGTTACCACGAAGAGAAAGTGGATCATGGTAACGGCACTGAAATTTCAGTCCGTTGGATTAACGGCCTGAAAAAAATCCGCTTCCAGCAGAAAGACGGCCGCGTGAGTGATCACGGCATTATCGTGGTGGATTCCGCAATTTCCACAGGGCGCTAATCACTCCCCTCAATCCCTCTCATAACAGCAGGTTTCGGCCTGCTGCTTTGTTTTATTAGGAGAAAGTTTTATGGCAACGATTCAAGCGCCCTCTATGCGTGATGCAGTTTATCAGGGGCCGCAGGGCAACCTATCTTTAGCTGAAAGCCAGATTGTACTGGCAGCCGCAGCCGCTGGCGATATTGTCGAACTGCTGGAAATGCCAATCGGTATGCGCATTCATTCCGTTGATGTCGTCAGCGATGCATTAGGCGCGGGTGTAACGGTGGTGGTAAAAAGCGGTGCACATACGCTTGTCGCTGCGGCCAGCCATGCTGATGTGGTGGCGAAATCCGTACCTGTGGTGCCGTACAGCACGGTGACCAGCGGCGAGAAAATTACCGCTACGATTGCCGGAGGTGCTGCAACGGGCCGTCTGGTCGTTAATGTGAAATATGTCGCGGTAGGCTACTAAGCGGCTTCCAAAGTTACCCAGCCCACTTCGGTGGGCTTTTTTGTGAGGATTAAAAATGGCAGAGATTTCTGTTGTATACATCGGTGACAAAGACAAGAAGCGCGATACCGTAACAGGTAGTCGCCTGATCTTTCCTCGCCTTAAGCCTGTCGGCGTTGAAAGTGGCATTGCCCACCAGTTACTGGAGTTTCCTACCGTATGGGTGCGTGAAGACCAGGTGAAATCGGTGTTGGCACAGTCTGCGGAAGGCGAGGCAGTAAAGGCGAAACTGGTGGCAGAAGAGTTGGCACGCAAGCAGGCTGAAGCAGAGGCAAATAGCTGGGTAGTCAAAGTCGGTAACGATGATGTCGATTTGGCAAAGCTGACTTCTGTTCAACTGGCAACGCTGGTTGAAGCGGAAGACCTGGCGGATCTGAAACAAGGCGCTCAGGAAAAAGTTGACGATTTCCGCGCACGGGTTCGTGAAGCCATCAAGGCTAAAGCGGAGGCATAATCATGGCAACGCCGGACGATTTCATTCCTATTGTACGTCGCTACATCAATGGGCCGTTAGATCTGCAAATTTGGGAATCACTGATCGAGGCGGCCATTACATTCTGTCGTGAATCCCTTTTTTGCCGTGATACGCAAGAGATTGATGATGTGAAAACGGGGGAGGTTTATACCCTGACAGGTGGACAAGCACAGCGTGCAGTGAAGCTGTTTCAGGTGCTCGATTATTCGGATCAACAAAGTAACGCGAGTTCGCCAGCCAGAATGCTGCGAGCAGGAAAGCACTTCACCGTATCGTCGGCGGGAACGGTGAAATTTTCCGGTGACTATAAAAAAGTCGTCGCATTCTTTGCTTCCGCACCAACGCGAGACGCAACTGAAATTCAGGATGTGCTTTTCAATGACTGGGCGGAAGTGCTCGCCCATGGTGCATTAGAAAGCCTTTACCTGATGCATGCTCAGGAATGGAGTGATGCAGATCGTGCTAAATATTTCAAGCAAACGTTCATTGAAGGTTACCGGCGCGCCTACCGCGAGGCACTCGATCGCCCAGGCACGACGTGGGTTCCTCGTCCCGTTATTACGCATGAGTTTTACTAATGATCACGATCAATGATGTGATTGGGCGTGCAAATACGCAGCTAGTGGATACTCACTGGCTGCGCTGGTCAAAGTCTGAGTTATTGGACTATTTTAATGATGCGGTTAACGCCATTATTATTATTCGTCCTGATGCTGGATCTTCCCGTGAAACGATCTCATGTACTGCTGGGGCGCGTCAAAGTCTTCCTGATGGTGCGTTACGGTTGTTGGAGGTTATTCGGGTTGTTGGTGGGAGGGCGCTTCAACCGATCCGACGAGAGTTGTTGGATTATCAGTTTCCTAACTGGCATGTTATGACGGGCCCCGTCGAGCGTTATTGCTATGATGAACAGGTGCCGAAAACGTTCTTTGTCTTCCCTGGCGCGAAGCAGGGTACGGAATTGGAGATAAATGTTTCTCGCTTACCGCCAGCCGCTGTCATTGATGACCTAAAGCCCACGGTCAATCGCCGTTTCCCTCTTGACGATCTGTATCTCAATCCTGTGCTGGAGTGGATGTTGTTTCGCGCGTTTGGAAAAGATGCAGAAAACGGCGCCAATGCACAACTCTCATCTCAGCATTATCAAACCTTTGTGGATCTACTGGGTGTTAAATCTCAAGCTGAACAAACAGTTGCACAGAAAATGCAATCTCAAGGCCAAGGAGGTACGCTGGCGTGAGTGTATTAATAAGTGGTGTTTTGATTAATCCGGCTGGCATACCTGTTTCTGGGGCAGAAATTACCTTTACTGCGCTAACGACGAGTGACTCTGTTCTGAATGGTTTCTCTGCGTCGACAGTGACTAATGATGACGGTGAATACGCTGTTCCGTTGGAACACTGTGTTTATTCTATTGCTATTCAAAGCGATGGTTACAACTCTATTTATGGCTCCGTTTCTATTAATGAAAAGTCTACGCCAACGACGATCAACGAATTATTAAAGCTGGCGACAATGGAACAAACCGTTACGCCAGCAATCATTGTCTATTTTCGTGAAATACAAACCGACGTTGCCGTGAAGCTGGCTACGATGCAGACGCTGAGTAACAATGCGACGACTGCGGCACGTGATGCGACCACTGCAAGAAATGAGGCGGCTCAGTATGCCCAAAGCCTCAGCGCGGCAGTAACTCAGGCACAGCAAGCCAGTGCGGCGGCGACGGCTTCAGCCAATACGGCCACAACTGCTAAAAATGCGGCGGAGACAGCGGCGGGAAATGCTCAGGCTACGCTGGCAGGTGCGATGAAAAAATCAGCAAATGGATTAGATATTGATGATGTTGCCGATTTTCGCAATAACTTGGGCCTGAAAAGTGCAGCGACTCATGATGTTCAGGAGTCATCAATAGACGCTACTGTTGGGCGTGTTCTAAAAATAGCGAACAACGGAGAGGGGCCATTCGGGCTGGGCAATCGCGGCATAATGCTAGCTACTACAGACGTAGTTGTTCAATTACGCACTGCTGTAAATGGATGGTATCGCTGCGCTATAAACACGATACGTGCCCCGTCTACAGGTGCGTGGATGTTTTTAGTGATGAAATGGGACGACAATACACGATGCGTTCTGGCAATTAGTGCTGTCACTGGGCAGGGAGTGCAATTCATTACCATCGGTGCATCAACGGATTCTGGCTGGACGCCGCTGTGGGGTCAAAACAACCTAACGTTTCCCTTATCGATCAGCAACGGTGGGTCAAGTAAAACCACGGGGTCATTCGCTAATGGGCCAAACTATCAAGCGGCGCGATCTTTAGCTGATTTCCTTTCAGAAGTTGATGCATACGGCAATAACTCTGCTGGGTCTGTGACTATCAATGATGACGGCGGATCATGGCATAGTTACATGAGCATTAGACACAGAAGTGGTCAAAGTGACGGCGTTAACTACGGATGGTTATTAGAAGACCGCAGCATGACAAGTGTTGCGTACGATTTTTATATAAGAAAGAAAGTCGCATCCGGCTGGATGGAGCCGGTTTCCTTGTGGCATTCTGCAAATCTAGCAAGCCCGGCAACCCTCAATACAACACAGGCGTTTACTGCTGAAAAAGTATTTAACTCAGGGCTTCTGGATCACAGGTCCAATTACGGGCGAATTACGTCCCCACTTCCCGTAGCCCTAACAACTATAGCGCAGTACAACAACATGAGAATTGGCGATGTGCTCTTTATTAATGGGAGTATTTCTTCTGCTGCACTAACTCCAAACGGTGCAGCGAGCGGGTATTGGCACATTGTGTGCACTGCAAAATCCGACGCTACTGCTGGAGCTGGCTCATTTGTCGCATATCAGCTAGGCATAGCTTTTAATCAGTACGCTGGGACTTTATCTGGAGGTTCGTCAATTACATGGCGCAGAGCGTTATATGCTGGATATAACGCTGTAGCAGATTCAGGCGGCTTTTGGAAAACAGCATCCCCAGTTATCAGTATTTACTCTGACGGTTCATTCACGGCAACAGAAGAAGCCAATGGTGTTAACGTCGAGCGCATGAGTGAGGGTGTATATAAAATCACTGGCTGTCAGGGTATGCACCCGGATGCGGCATGGAACGGCATCGACGGCGGCATTAGCAACCCGAAATGTCGTAACGACAAAGCCCTCTTGTGGAATAACTACGAAGTTGATGAAGACGGCTCTGTTACTGTCTACACATTTCATCGCGTTCACCCTGATGCAATGCCGTTTGCACAGAACCGATTGACACTCAACAAAGAGCCGTTTGACGCAGAAAAAGGCCACACGCCGGAAATGGAATGGCCCGATCAAACATCTATCGACGTGCCGAAGGGCCTATTCATTCAGGTTCGCGTGAACATGCCGGAACGCATCGAGCCGAAGTCGGTAGTTATGCACAGTAATGTGTACTGTGGAACAGTGTCTATCGCTGGTGCAATTCCGCAGTAAGTAATATAGTTGGGTTATGATTTCTTAAAATTTGTGACTCACTTCACATTTGTGAAAAAGGTAGTTGGCTCGTGTACTGAAAACGTCTTCTGCTCGCTATATAGGTAACCAATATTTAATTAGGTAACGAAGATGACGTTCAAAGAACGAAAAGAACCGTTATTAATAGTTTTTTTGAGGAAAGCTGAATCAAGCGGATATCAATCGAGCGTTGGAAATACTTTAACCCTATATGCTAAGCAGAAAGGCATCTTACTAATTCAAGTTGAGTTTGGCTTAACTGGGCAATTTAAAAACCCAAACTATCAGGCGCACTTTAGTGATGGAAGCGTTGTAACATTTTTAGGCCGTTCTCATCGTAAGGATAGTGTCAATGCGAGATATAAGGATAAAAACTTATCATCTGGATTTTTATGCGACAGACAGGCATTTATGAAGATTGCGAATGACGGATCAGATTTTCATTAGCAGCTAATGTTGTGTTTGTTAACAGTACGCGCTAAATTCCCCAAAGATACCAAGCCTCACCCTTAATCCGGTGGGGCTTTTTTGTTTTCTGTTTCAGGATACCCATGGCGACTATCGATATCACCACAATGCGCGGAATGATGCCGCGCGTTGCTGAACACCTTTTGCCTGAATCTAATGCGACGTTGGCGCAAGATTGTCATTTTCGGCATGGTGTTATCACCCCGATGCTGGATGATACCGATAGGGGTAAAACATTTACCTTCAAGCCCAAAACGATATTCCACTATCGGGATGATTTTTGGTTTGCCTGGAACAAGGTTGTTGATGCGATCCGTAGTCCGGTCGCCAATGATGACTATGGGCGCGTCTATTATACCGACGATGAGTTTCCTAAGGTAACATCTGCGCAGATTGCGACGGGTGGTAACGGTAATTATCCATCAGCATTTTTCCGCCTTGGCGTTCCAGTGCCAGCCAACCCGATAGTTATTGGCACGATCACGCCGCCGGAAAATGTTGAAGACGACGATGCAACAGATGATGAAACGCGTTACTACACTGAAACCTACGTTACCGCATACGGCGAAGAGGGGCCTCCGGGGCCAGCTTCAGACGAGTTAACTATCGCCTATTCCGGCAGCTCGGTGACACTGCAACTACAGTCACCTGGCCAGCAGAACAATAACGTTACTAAACGTCGCATCTATCGCTCAGCTACAAGCAGCCAATCGGCAGATTTTTTACTGGTGGCCGAGTTGGATATTGCCGTCGGCGTATTTATTGACGATCTATCAGATGCTCAGCTTAGCGCCTCACTGGAGACGTATGATTATTACATGCCGCCGGATGGCATGATTGGCCTGTGCATGATGTCTAATGGTATCGCTGCTGGATTTAAGGGCAATCAAGTGATGTTCAGTGAAGCCTATTTGCCTTACGCCTGGAAAGACAGCAACAAGCAAACCACGCAGGATGATGTTGTAGCGATCGCGCCGGTAGGCACAACGCTGGTAGTTGGCACAAAAGGCATCCCTTATATTTTTTCAGGTATCACACCATCGAACATCACCTCAACGCACTCACTGATTGCGCTTTCCTGCGTCTCTCGCGAATCCATGGTAACAATGGACGGATTCGCGCTATATGCCTCGCCGAATGGACTCGTTTCTATTAGTGCCGATGGCGCGGCCACCATTGCGACAGCAAACATTATTGAGACTAAGCAGTGGCGTAATCGGTTTAACCCCTCAACCATCCGTGCATGGCGAGTTGAAAATGAGTATCTCGCGTTGTATGACGCAGACAATGGTACTGAGGGTTTTATATTTGATCCGGTCAGCATGGATATCCGGCATGTTACTTACACGTTTGATGCTGGTTATAACAATGAGTCCGATGACACGCTATACATCGTTAAAGGTAGGGATTTGTATACGCTGAATGATGGTGCGCCAGTAAATTTCAGATGGCGCTCAAAAGCGTATCTAGCGTCGTCAAACACCGCGTTTTCTTGTCTTCGTGTCATGAGTGATGCGCTTCCCGCTATTGGGGTGATTATTTATGCTGACAGAAAGGTGGTGTTGCAAATGCCACCGGGAAGCCTGCGAGAATCCGTGCTTAAATTGCCACCGATGCGAGGCAAGCGCTGGCAGATTGAAGTTTACGGTAGTGTACAAGTGGACCGCATTACTCTGTCTACGTCAATGCAGGAGATGCCCGCATGAGTACGAAGTTCAGGGCTGGTAAAGACCAGGCGGCAGTATCAGAGAACGTTGAAACGCTTACTGGCCAACGTGGTGATGGTAGAAATCGTGCTGTGACGTATGGCGATTTGGCGACTCTCGGCCTGGCGAACCTGCGCCAGTTAGGTGGTGGGAAGGTCACGCTGACACCGGGTAATGGTTCCGGTGGCTCTAATTCTGGTGGTGGTGTACAGAAGCCAACCAAACCCACCAATTTCAAGGCGACAGGCGGCTTTGCCTATGTGCTGCTTGAATGGGATATGCCCAATTATCGCGGTCGCTCACTGACGGAAATCTATCGTTCTCCTGAGGATAATCTGGCAAATGCTGTGCTGATCGCCAGCTCTGCGGCTGGGGTTTACGGTGATCCCGTTGATCCAGACTGGAAAGGATACTACTGGATACGACACGTTAACGCATTGGGTGAACCGGGGCCGTTTAATGACTCAAAAGGCACCTTTGCACAAACGCATCCCGATCCGGCCGCCATCATTGAGGTGATAAAGGAGCAGTTGAATGCATCACCATTAATTCAAAAATTGGGTGAAGACCTACAAGATTCCATCAAGCAGACGGATAAAAAAATTGGTGATGCAAAGACGGAGCTAAATAAGGCGGTTGAAGATGCGGAGGTGAGAGCGAAGGCTGTTACCGATGGGTTGTCGTCCACAATCAAGAGCGAAGAGCAGGCAAGAGTCGATGGTGATAGCGCAATATCCAGACGGGTTGAAAGCCTGTCCGCGGAATATAAAAGAGCGGATCAGGTGCTGGATGCCAGCATAAGTGAACTCAATAAATCAATGGCCAGCGCTGACCAGGCGTTATCTGAACGTATTAGTGCAATCGACGCAGCGTATAAGCAGGGCGACAAGAGTTTGACCGCGAATATTACCGCGTTGGATAAAACGGTGGTTGATAAAACGCAGGCGCTGGGCCAGCAGCTTTCTCAGGTAGAAAGCGGCTATAAAAACGCCGATGCCTCATTGAGCGCAAAAGTGCAGCAAGAGTCTGAATCACGCACGGCGGCTGATACAGCGATAGGAAAGCGTGTTGATACCGTTAGCGCTAATCTGGATAAAAATATTGCAGCAGTACAAACCAATGCGCAGGCAATCGCGGCATTGGATGGCGTAAAATCCATGTGGACGGTTAAGGCGCAGGCAGGGAATATTACGGCTGGGATCGGTATCGTTGCATCCAAAGACAGCAGCGGCAACACAATTAGCCAGGTGGCGGTAGCCGCTAATCAATTTTTTATTTACGATCCCAATAACCCGAACGATAAAACAACCTATGCGATTCCGTTTGCTATATCCAACGGCAAAGTGGTAATCGATGAGTTGTTTGCCAAAGAGGCTGTGATCAAGATATTGGCTGCGCAAACCATTATCGCTGACAGCGTGAAGGCAGGGATTGAGATTGTTTCACCGTATATAAAAACAGCGCGGATTGAAAGTGGTGGTTTTACTGTAGACCCTTCAGGGAATGCGACGTTTGGTCAGTTAGTAAAAATATCAGCAGCAGGACAAATTAGCATTAAATCTTTGGCAAATGGGAATGGTCTAAATATAACAAATAACGAAATCCTGATTAAGGATGAAAATGGGATTAACAGAATTGAGATATCTGGTTAGTGGCAAAATTTATCATCAGAGATAAGTACGGTAATATCACTCTTGACCTTTCCAAGAGTGCAACGAAAACACTTGGGTATTTTACCGTTGAACCAGGTACATCAAAAACTGTTACCATCCCTGAGTTATACGGAGGCCGATTATGGGTTTCGGCATCAGCAGAGCAGATACAGTTTGATATCGGTATTTTGAATACTCCACCTAGCGCAGTTGTCAGCGGAAATTCGATTACTGTTTCGACCGTAAGGGATGTTCGCTGCTTCTGTATTTATGGAATATATTGATAATGGCTTTCATTAGAATAACTAACGACGATAGAGTGACACTCATTGACTCCGAGGTGTTCAATCTGACTTTGTCTGAGAAAGGGGGGCTTTCTTTTGTCTGGACTTCAGATGATGGGTGGCATGCATCTATTGTTTATACGGCCAAATCTGAGCTACCCCCCCTTATCGCATTATCTTGTTCAACGCACCACATATCATTACTATCAACGAAGAAAACTGGCAATGTTTATACCTTTGTCATTATTGCTATCGGTGCATTAGGTCAAAACCCTAATTTTTCTGCCAATTATTTTATATTTGACTCTGGCGAGTTAACAATAGAAGGTACTGGTAATCTCATTATTAGAAACAAAGACGGTTATGTGACATTTGATAGCGATAAAAAATACCTAACAGTGCATTCTTTACAGACATTTCCTAGTTTCAACTATAGAGATTGGCGTGATCCTTTCCCGTCAAATGTGATAATTGAAACGCCATTAGAAAGGAAGTATGCGACGGTAGTAAATAAAATTGGATATCTTTATGTAGAACAATCAACTAGCGGGGAGGTTGATTTAACTTGGTATTATGACGGAATACGTGTATCACCCGGAAGTATATCTCGCAGTTTCGACATGTTCGATTCACGTAATTACAACACCATGGGCGCTAATTTCACCAGAAATAGCACTGACTCGCAATATATGATAGTCGATGTTACAGGGTTCTGACTATGCATCAGGCAGAAATAGCAAAGCTCATTCAGCGTGTGGCTTTAGACAGTCGAGAGCCTAATTTAATAAAAAATATCCAGAGCGCCTGCCTTAAAAAGCAGGCGTTTTGCTTTGGTGCGGATGATACGCGGATTGTTCTGCGACCGCGGAGTTATTACGGCATTCCGTATGTGGTGGTGTGGTTGGGTGCCAGCACAAGAAAAGATGCATTGGCCTATTGGCTGCCAAATGTTCAGGAATTAACGCGTATGGCGGGTGGGCGTTGGGCTGAGTTCTACACGGCAAGAAAAGGGTTCATTCGGGTGGCGCGGCGGCTTGGATTTGAGCGTCTACCTGATGAGTTCGGGTTAATGAAATTCAAGATATCGGTGTGAGGTGATACGTGGGAAAAGGTGGCGGTGGTAGTACAGAGGTAAAGGAAACATCCCAACAAGCGGCGGCGGCTGATGTTGCGCGTCAACAGTGGGATCTTTATCAGAACGAACTGAAGCCGTATGAAAACTTGTTCATGGATAAGGTGGAGGGCCTTAACGATCAGCAGAAGTACGACGGCATTGCTGGCGATGTCAATCTTGGTTATCAACAGGAATTTGGCAAAGCAAGACGGCAAGCGGCTGATGGTCTTGCGTCGGCAGGTGTCGATCCCAGCAGCGGCAAATTCCAGTCAACGTTGAAGGATGTGGCAACCGATCAAGTTGCGGGCACGATTGATGCAACGAATCGCTCTCAGACCGATCAGCAGAATAAGTATGTTGCTGGGTTACACGATATTCAGGCAATGGGGGCAGGGCAAAAAGCTGAGGCAATGCAGGGATATCAGGGGATCGCCGCCGCGTCGCAGCAAAAAGCAATCTCAGATGCGCAAAGTTCGCTATCCAAACAACAGTCCACAAAAGGACTAGTAGGTGCTGTTGGCGGAGCATTAGCGAGTTATGGCTTATCAAGTATGAATACAGCATCCCCAGCAGCAACTACAAGCAGCAGCTCTAATGGTGTTTTTGGTTCAAGCGGAGGATTGGGCCTATCAACAAACTGGAAAAGTTATACATAAACGGGAGTAAGTAATGGGCTACGCATCAGATACTTTTGCTGACGTTACGCGTAAGCAATATGCCGATTGGCAACAACGGTATTTTCCAAAACTACAAGGCCTGATGGATCTATCAACGAATGGTCAGTTAATGAATAACCAGCTAGCGCGGGCAGATGTGACACGTCAGCAAGCGCTAAATACGGCAACGGTAGGGGCAACCAATCAGCAGGCTCGTTATGGGGCTGTCCAGCAGCCTAACCAAGGGGACAATAGCTTAGGGCTTAAATCCGCGCTCGCCACTGCTGGGGCGAAAAATGGTATACGCGATGCGGAAACCGATCGGCAGATGAACATACTAACTGGCGGTTCTACCGGATTGCGTGAGCTGCTCAATATAGGGAGTGAAACCTAATGGGATATGGATTAATTGATATTGCTGCGCAAACACGGCAACAGGGTATGCAGGGGATGCAACAGTCAGCGGAAATGGAGCAACAGCGTGAGTCTGCAAATGAAGAATTGAAAGCGCAGAAGAAGATCGCGGCCAACCAGATGAAAGGAACTATGGCCGGAATGGGGGCTGCTGGTGGTGCTGCGATCGGTGCGACATCTGCTGCGATGGGTGCAACGTATGGTTCGTGGGCTGGTCCAGTTGGTATGGGCATTGGCGCGGCGGTTGGTTTGATCGCGGGTTCATTATTTTCATAAAGAGGTGATTCATGGCAGATGTACGCGGATTAGCCGATGGTTTTCTTGCTGGATTTAATACAGTAGATAATGCTGTTCGGCGACGAGAAGACTCAGAATTACGGCGTTTGCAGGTTCAGCAACAGCAGCAGAATGAAGATCGTCGCTTTGGGTTGGCTCAGGCACAGTTTGATTCAGGCAAAGAGGTCGATGAGCGGAATTTTGAGCGGCAGATTAACCTGGATAAAGAGGATGCTCGTCGATTTGGATTAAAGAATGTATTAGAGCAACAGCAATTAGGCATTCAACGAGCTGGTTTAGGTATACGTGCTCAAGAACTGAATATGCGCAGAGAAGAGCATGAATTCCAGATGGCAGAGACGAAGCGCCAGAAACGTATTAACGACGAAATGCCCGCTATAAAAATGTTCTATGACCAGTTGGAAAAAACCGGAAATATTGATCCTGAGTTATTTAATCAAATATCACCGGATAATCCGTTAAACCCGAAACGGTTTATTGGCGATAAGGCCATCAAGGACGTTACAGAGATTAACCGTATCATGCCCGCTGTTCTCAATGGCGATATGGACTATAACGATCCAGCAGCTATCAGTGTGATGAATAACGTGTTATCAGCACGTATCCAGCGTGGGATAGGTGATAAAGATCCAGAAACTGGTAAGACGATTAAGTCAAAAGAGCTGGCGCATATCGGGTTAACTGAAGATGGCCAACGAGTAATTCCAACCCTGAAAGTTACATACACGGATGGTTCTGTTGCGGATAAACCTATGACCCGCTTTGGCTCGACAGATCCTAATGACACGATTGCACCGATTGCCTTGCCTCGCCTGATGGAAGAGATTCGGGGTTATAGCCAGATGGTCGGTCAGCTAAATTATGGTGGCCGGGCGAAGTTCTTGAATGACATGGTTAATCCGCCAGATAAGACGGCAGTACGCGAAGAATCTCGCGGGCTGCGTAAAGACTTGCTGGATGTTGGCAAGGCGAGAGCGAAGGCTCTAGCTGATCCAATGGCACAAGATCCGCAGACTGCGGCGGGGATTAACTCACAGTACGACCAGTTGGAACAGCAGGTGAGAGATTCATATGGGCAGCCTCAGCAGCAGCCGAAAGCAAAGGATGACAGTGGGTTGCAGCAATGGGCAGCAGGCGATCAGGGCAAAATTGCATTTGCGCAGAAAGCTATAGCTATGGGGGTGCCAGTCTCCTCATTGAGCGCTGAGCAATTGGATGCTAAGTATTTGCAGTATACGAAAGGAGCGAAGTCGTCTGCCGATGCTGCTGTAGCTAACCAGTTGCGGCAGGCTCGGAGCACTCAAGAGTAAGAATAGGCGCACGAATGCGCCTAAAAATTATCAACGATATCCACCGCCACCAGGACGAGAATCAGCAGATCGCCCACCGCAGCGTGAGCCGTCAGCAGCGGTGTCAGAATCATGCTGGCAACGGCCAGATCCAGCCATCACCTGAAATGATGAACCTAAAGTTAACATCATAAAAATTAGTGCAATTGCTTTCTTCATTATTAGTTAGCCCTTGAATGTGTGTAGTCCGCGAAATGGCGGCAACAAGAGCGTAGCCTAAGAAAAAATTCTTGCCTGTCATTTTTGATGAGAACGCGCTAAATTCCCCAAAGATACCAAGCCTCGCCTTAAAAAGCGGGGCTTTTTTTTGCCAAAATTTTGGAGTCCGTAATGGCCTACGATCCTCAGCAGCAGCGCCCCGAACAGCAAGTAGCTAATAAGAACCGCCAATCTCTCAACATTCAGCAGCCGGGTGAAGCATCCGATTTTGATCGTCAGTTCTTTTCATCTGAAAACTGGAATAAGCCAGTTGTTGAGCCAGAAGCAACAATGGGGGATTACGTTAAAGCCGCAGGTGCTGGCGCGTTAGATATGGTTGCTGGCGTTGGTCAGTTATTTAAATCAGGTAATCAGTTACTTGATGAAAAAAATACAGATACCGCAGGTGGTGCTGCTAATCCGCTAGGTATTGATAGCCAAATGATGGGCGTTATGCGTCAGAACGCCGGAAACCCAGTATCGCGTGCTGGCAATTTCATTATTGAAGGGGCGGGTGATCTTGCTAGTGCTGCATCCCAGCGTATTAAGGATAGTTACAGCGACGGGGCGAAGAAAGCGGCGTCGCTAGATTTTGTCAAATTTGAGCATGATCAGGCTGGGGGTATTGCTGATGTCAGTGCTGGGGAAGGGCTTTTCGATAAGGATGCTTGGTTAATCAATGCTGTCCCAACGATTGCTCAACTATTAACGGCTGGAGGTGTATCAAAGCTGGGCGCAGGTGCTGCGCGTGAAATGGCAGAGCGTGCGACGTTCAACCGGCTCAGTAAGTCTATGCCTGAACAGGCTGCCCGTCAGCTTGCGAAAGAAACCGCAGATCAGGCCGCAGCGGTCGCAGGCAAAACGACATTTGTGGGGGCAATGTCTGGCTCGGCGCAAGGTCAGGGCGGTATCGATATGCGTGAGCAAATCAACAGCCTGTCATTCAATGAGTTGATGGAAAGCTCTACGTTTCAGTCTGCATTCAGCTCAATTGACTCCAATCCAGACAATGTCCGTTTGTCTGATACTCAAAAACTGGAGCTGGCACGTACTCAGGTAGCTGATCAGGCGGCAAGTGCTGTAACCGCAGATCCCCGCTTACTGGCGGTCAATATTGCTGCGTCAACACTGGGCGATCACACGTTGCTGAAACTGTTAACACGTAAAGGCGCTGCTTCTGGGGTGCTATCTGGTATGACGACAGGAGCCGTGTCAGAAGGTGCAACCGAATTTGCTCAGGGGGCAGGACAACGTTATGTTCAGAATGAACAGCTGATCGACACCGCGGGGCAAAAAATCGACCCGATGAAAGATGTGTTGAAAACCGGTGCAAATAATGCGGTTGTCGGTGCTGGAATGGGGGGCACCATCGGTGCCGTCGGTGGTGTTCGTGGGCGACAGGCAGATCAGCAATCCAATCCCGAACCAACGGCAGGAGATCTTACAGGTGACCAGCCGCAGGCTACGCAGGTCGATGTGCCTGAGTGGCAGGTATCTGGGCAGCCGTCCGCTGAAGGTAATGGTTCATCTATTCCTGTCGTTAAAATGGGTGAAGATTCACCACCTCCTGGCTATACGGGTGAATGGCGCGATGGCGGCCCCGTGATCTCTGTTACTCAGGGGGCGGATAGCTCACAGCTCAACCCTGAAAATGTCGTTGGTACGCCACAAAGTCGCATTGATGAATTCCGCGATACACCAGCCTATCTTAGGGAAGATCCGCGTATTCAGGGATTTGCTGAAGACAGTGACGTGCAGCGTGCGCTTGCTGAACAACCTGACTCACCTACCGCTGAACAACTCATTCGCCAGCAGATTGAACAGGGTGATCAGGGTTATTCGCCGCAAGAGTTAGAAGCGTTGGAACAGGCTGAAAAAATTATCGCCGCACGCCGTCCACGTCTTCCGGCGCCAGGTAAAACGTCTGTGATCGCTATGCCGGGAGAAGTCAGGCAGCCATTTGGTGATGATATTCAGGCTGGTGCTGGTCCTCAGTTTGATGCAGGGAAGCAGGTGCGCGGGCAAGAATTCATCCCCGCCGAACGCTATCCGGCTACGAATGAGGTTGGCCGTGCGAATCAGACATATGACGGTGAAGCAGTGCCTACCAGTGCAATTGAAGATAAAAATATTATTTTCTCTGGCTCGCCGACTATTGATGAGGGCCAGACGGCGCAGCCTCCGCAGTTTACAGAAGGGGAAACACGTACTCAGCGGCAGACGCGGCAATTCAGTGATGCAATGGGCGTTAACGATCAGGCGACATTGCCCGATCAGCGCCACCGTGTCGCTGGCGTACCCATCGATGCACAAACGGAAGCATATGCACGCGGGGAGCCAGTAGGGCAATTGAAATTGTTTGCTCCGGGTAAGCCGTATTCCAGCGAACGGGTTGCAAAAGCAAGCCAATGGGCGAAGACGCCAGGCGCTACTGTTGAAGAGGTTGATGGTGGTTATGCTGTACGGTTGCCAGCTCCCGAGCAACAAAAAAATAAGATCACGGATTTTGGGGAAGAATTACAGGGTGCAGCTAAACATCGTTGGGGCAAGTTCTCTCAGGCAATGGATACAAATATCAGCCAAGATGATGCGAAAACCCAACCACTATCAAAAGTCTTTCCTCATCCTGAATACGCTCGTATGGCTAACGATGGTATTGATAATGGTGTACTTGCGTCGCTGGCGGTGTTGCGTGCACAGATACCGAATAAACCGGTTCGTTCAGGAAGGATTTCATCATGGGCAGATACTGTACTCAGTGTTAAATCTTTGGCGAGCGATCTTATTAACGGAAGGCAATCTTTTGAATCCCTCCGCAGTAATATGCGTTCCAGACCTCATTTATCAAAAGTAGCGGATACCATTGAGCTTGTATCTCAGTTTAAGCCGGAGCAGATGAAAGAGGCTGCTAAATATCGAATCAATGCAGCTCATTACTCAATGTATAACGGTCAGCCATATCCGCAAGGTAAAACAGTCTATGAGCTGGAAGCTACAAGCGGTAAAGCAATTCGTGGCGTTTACGCTGATACATTGGCGGATCTTCTACCAAAAGCAAAAAGCTATATTGAGCAGCAGATCGAAGCATCGCCAGGCGAAGGAAGTACCAAACAGTCGAAAATTGAAATATTTCGGCGTCGTGTTGATGGGCAGATCTTTCTTGGTTACAAAGGCAGCACGCAGGTACTGCCGTTAAAAGCTGGTTTCAAAAATAACGCCGAAGCGCGCGAGTATTTGAAAGATAACCGTCCAGCGCTGGAAGAAAAGCTTGAGAAACTACGCAAGATCTCCCGCGACGAGCAACGTAATCCTGAAAATCAGAAACGCACTGGGCCCGAACGTCGTAATGATGATGTGTCTCCTGAACAATTCAGTAGTGCTTTTGGTTTTCGGGGCGTTCAGTTTGGTAACTATGTGGAGGGCGCGCGTCGTCAGACGGATTTGAATGATGCATTCGATGCATTAAGCGATATGGCCGAAGTTCTCGGTGTACCAGCAAAAGCGCTGTCATTAAATAGCGAACTGGGACTGGCGTTTGGCGCGCGGGGACGCGGCGGCTCTAGAAGTTTCAGTGCACATTATGAACCGGGGCAGGTGGTGATCAATCTTACCAAAGGCAGCGGGGCGGGTACCTTGGCGCACGAATGGTTTCATGCGTTGGATAACTACTTCGGTCAGGCAGATCAACATGGTTTCGAGAACAAGGGACGCGGCGACAGTTTTATGACGTCATCCCGGCGGCGTAATCGTGTGTTGCAAGATGGCAAATTTGTGCCAGCAACACACCCAGTTCGCCAAGAAGTGTACGACGCTTTTAAGGGCACAATGCAGGCCATTAACAACAGCGGCATGATTGAGCGTGCTCAGACACTCGATGCTTCCCGCAGCAAGCCTTACTGGTCTACGGTAGTCGAGCTTTCCGCCCGTTCTTTCGAACGCTACGTGCTGGATAAAGCCCAAGCGAAAGGCATAAGCAATGATTACCTGGTTAATATCCGAAAGGCTGATGAGCATGCAGATCCGCAAAGCTATGCTTATCCAACGAATGCGGAATTGGATGGCGGTATTCGCGAGGCGTTCGATAAACTCTTCCTAACGCTAAAGACTAAAGAAACTGATAAGGGAACAGCTTTCTACTCCCGCCAAAACGCCTCCAAATCCGGGGGCGTTTCTGTTTCTGGGGCTGATATCGGCGGCGGCAACATCATTCACGATGGTAGCTTTAGCCGTGATGGTAGTAAGCCTGAAGCTGGTATGTCGCGCGACCGCGTACAGTTGGCCGCCGATGGGTTTGTCTCCCACCTTAACGGAGCGGCCAAAATTAAAGTGAAAGCGTTGCAGACGCAGGCCGAAGCTGCCGCGATGATGCCTAACGGCATTCCTGCGGAATTCGGCACAGTTCATGCCATTTACCAGCCAGAGCTGAGCCGTGTGATTGTCATCGCGGACAACATCGCAAACGCCCGTGAACTACGTGCCAAGTTGCGTCATGAAGTGATTGCGCACCATGGCTTAGCGTCAGTGATTGGCGATGTGGAATACGACCGCATCATGCGTGTGCTACACCAGACGCGGGACAGCCAGAATAAAACCATTCAGGATGTTTGGCGGCAAGTCGAACAGTCCTACGGGCAGGAGTCGCTAGAAATACAGGCGAATGAGTTTTTGGCGCATATGGCTGAGCGTACTGATCTAACGAAGCTGGGCGGCGTCTGGGATCGGTTCGTTACGCTGCTGACCAACGCATTGCGCAAAGCGGGCGTGCTTAACCCTATGGATATTACGCCAGCGGAGATCCGCAACATCCTGCGCACCATCACCGGCCGCTTCCAGAAAACAGCAATGTATGCCAACGAGCAGCCAGGCACCCGTGAGTTCGATAACACCTTCTCGCGTACTGATGCGCTGTATTCAAAAGCAGATGATGTTGACCCACTAAAGCCATTGCCGCAGGAAGCTGAGCAGTACCGTTCCGATCTTGACCGTGCTATGCGGTCGCTGAAATCTGGCGATGTATCGGTGAAATTAGGTAGAACACCACCAGTGTTAAGAGCGCTGGGTGCGCCTAATCTGGATATGTTTATTAATCGCGATACCGTGCGTAAGGCAACCAATGGGGTGAAACATGATGTACCTCTATCGGTGATCGAAAATCTTCCTGAACTCATGCACGATCCACTTGCTGTATACCGCTCGTCTACCCAAACCGATGCCGTAGTGATTTTACTTGAGGCGCAGGATGTAAATGGTGATCCGGTGATATCAGCAGTGCATATGAACGCCAGAAAGCAGAACATGGAAATTAATAGAATTGCTTCAGTTTATGGCACAGAGGAAGGCAAGAAGATCAAAACTATGGAGAGGGAAGGTCTAACTTTATATCGTCGTAAAAAAGAAAACCCCGATAACCCTCATTCACAGGGGCTTCAATTGCCCAAGGAGGAGCGTTCTTATCAGGGTTCAGATTCTGCCAATCGCCGATACTCACAGAGGCTCCAATTGCCCAAGGAGGGCGATCCCGCAGAATCAAGTAAAAATATACTCTCTTCCGCTGATATCCGCAAGAACAAGACGCTGTTCTCGCGCTCTGGCAACCCGGCAATGGACGCTGAAACTTCCCGTAAAATGGGCTTCAACGTTGAAAAGGGCTGGTTTGATAAAGCCAAAGATTTCTATCAGATGGCAGCCGATAAAGATCGGACGGAGCTGAAGCAGTGGTGGCAAGAAACCTTCCGCAAACTGAACACGAAAACCTTTGACGGCTTGGCGCCGCTAAAATATGCCGAAGATGCGGCGGGTAAATCTGATGCGATGATTTCCGGCTACACTGCGGCGCGTATGTCTGCGGGTTCTGGTTCGGTGACTGCGGCAGTTCTGGAACACGGTCTGGTTCGCTATAACAAAAATGAGGGAATCACTGAGCGGATTCCCGGCACGGGTAAAGCGGACTCCTTAATGGGGGTTCTGGACGGGCTCGGTAACCACCGTGAAAACTTTCTCAAGTGGATCGCCGGTCACCGCTCTGAGGGCCTGATGGCAGAGGGTAAGGAGAATAACTTTACCGTTGATGAAATTGCTTACATGAAGTCTCTGAATCGTGGCAATGAAAAACTGTTTGCGGATCAGAAGGTAAAATATGATGCGTTCATTAAGTCCATCATCGACCTACAGCAGGATATGGGGCTGATTGATCCTGAGAGTCGGGCGACATGGGAGGATGCCTGGTATCTGCCTTACTATCGTGAAGCAGAAAGTGGCGAAACACACGGCCCGTGGACAACACGCGGCATTGCCAATCAGAGCAGCACAATCCGTAAGCTGAAGGGCTCTGAACTTACCATTAAAGACCCGATTGAAAACCTGTTCAACTACGTTGCTAAGTCGGTTGATGCGTCGATGAAGAATGAGGCTATGCGCCGTTCTGTCACGAATCTGGCTGATACCGACATGCTTGAGGCCATTGATAGCCCGAATAAAATGGACTATCAGCGCATCGGGAAAAATGTTGTTAAGGTCTATATGGATGGACAAGAACACTTGGTACAAGTTAACGATCCCGATCTTTACCGAGCCTTCACGATGATCGACTTGGAGCGTAGTAACTCTCTGTTCATGCGAGCTGCGCGACAGGCCAAGCGCGTGTTGACGATCGGCACCACATCAATGCCAGACTTCATCATCCGTAACTTTATGCGTGATGCTATCCATTCATGGGCGATAAATAAGGACGGGTTCAAACCTGCAATTTCCTCATGGCAGGGGCTGAAGAAAGCCATGCGCACAGATGATACGCTGGTGGATATGATGTTTGCTGGCGCTACGTTCGGTGGTGGCTACTCCAATGTTTACGATCCAGCGGGTACCGCTTCCAGTATCCGTAAGGTGCTGCGCCGCAAGGGTTATAACGATAGCCAAATCCGTGAGTTTGAATCATCGATTGTGCGTAATAGCAAAGAGGTGATGGATAAAATCGGTGCAGGGTTGGAGAAATACCAGAAAGTCAGTGAAGGGGCGGAGAACGCTAACCGAATCGCTACTTACGATGCGGCGATAAAGGCAGGAAAGAGCAAGGCACAAGCTGCCTTTGAATCTCGCGATCTGATGGATTTCAGCATGCAAGGCTCCAGCAGTCTGGTAATCGCGCTGTCTGATATGGTGCCGTTCTTCAATGCGCGTTTGCAGGGCATGAGCAAACTTGGCCGCGCAATTAAAGAGGGGCCGCGAGAAGTTCTGAAGCGAGGCGGCTATATTGCGGGGCTATCGCTAGCGCTGCTGGCGTTGAACTGGGACGATGATCGCTATGAGGAGCTACCTGATTGGGATAAGGACGCCTACTGGCATGCATGGATTGGCGAACAGCATGTCCGTTTCCCGAAACCGTTTGAAATTGGCCTGATGTTCGGCACGTTGCCAGAGCGTTTTGTCCGCACGCTGGGGGGCGCTGATACGCCTGAAAAATTCGGCAAAGTCGTTGCACATAACTTCTTTGAAACAATGGCATTCAACCCGATACCGCAGGCTACGCGACCGATTCTGGAAACATTCGTTAACTACGATTTCTTCAGGGGCGGACCGATTGAGAACATGGCCGATAGTAACGTGATAGCCGGCGCTCGTTATAACGATCAGACCAGCCTGCTGATGCGTGAAATCGGCGGGGCTGCGAATCTTTCACCTAAGATGTTAGATCACATCATCACCGGGTACACCGGCACGCTGGGTTCGTACATACTGGGTGCGACGAATATTATCATGCGCAACATGGGGGATAGTGGTACGTCACCGTCGCTGCGGCTGGATGAAATGCCCGTTATTAAAGCATTCGCCCGTGGTGCCGATCCTGCGAAGTCTACTCAATTTACTGAGGACTTTTACCGTATGATGACGGAGGCCAACCAGATAAACAGCACGATAAACTCCTATCGCAAACAGGGACGTCAGGATGAAGCCAATGAGCTGTTGCAGGATAACCGCGAGAAACTATCACAGCGCAAGGCGTTCACGGCGACACAAAAGCAGGTGAAGCAGCTTAATGACCAAATTGAGCTAACCAGGATTGATCGTATTTTAACGGCAGACCAGAAGCGGGAGCGTATTGATCGCCTTATGGCGAAACGGAATATGCTGGTTCAGCAGACGGTGAAGCGAGTTAATCCATACTTTGACAAATAAGTGTTCCATTTCAGCCAGGGCTATAGCCTTGGCTGATCCTGATTATATTTTCCTATTTAAACTTATCTTTGCAGTCGGATAGGTCTTTGAATTTATTCTTCTCAACCCATGTATATTTGAAGGCGTCACCGACTAAATATTCCTTCATATAGAAACCGTCCCTTTGTTTATAAATTGGCTGATCGTAGACATGTCGGCCAATTTCTATTTTCCCCCAGCATGTGGCGGGGTTTTGTGGGGTGGCGCAGGCTGTGGTTAGTAAAGGCAATACAAACAAGCAGAGATATTTCTTCATAAACTATTTCCATGCTAATTATTTATTGATCCTATGCGCTGTTCAACGCTGATTAGCATTCTATTTCAACCAGTTGCGAATGCACATGATAAAGGTCAGAAAAAAGAGAAAACCAACGATACCGATAATGATGCTGGTAGTGCTATCCAGGTGCATACGAGATTTACTTGTGATTAGGCACGCGCCAATGATAAATGGCACTGAGAACACCGGATGCACCAGCACCATAACGGCGGCCATAATTAGGCATAGAATGAAAGCCAAAGATGACATGTTATTAGTCCGTTAAATTTGTTAAGGGGCGAAATTACAGGCAATTTTCGGGGAAAGGTATTCAGTAAAATACAAAGTAGCTCACTGTTTTCTATCGATATTTATCTTAATGAAAACGATGCTGTTCAATGCGCTATTTTCTATTTTTCTTTATATAGTTCAGTATGTTGTGGTTTTTCCTTCAATCTACTGCTACGTCACCTGCAATGGTTCGAAGCGGCTGACCTGATTGTTAAGGGCGTTGAAGGCGCGATCAAGAACAAGACCGTGACTTACGATTTCGAACGTCTGATGGAAGGCGCTAAGCTACGTAAATGTAGCGAGTTTGCGCAAGACATCATCGATAACATGTAATCTGCTATTCAGTGCAGATGAAAATCAGGGGCCAATTTGGCCCCTTTTTCTTTATGGATGACCAATACTTTGTGAGCCGGGGATGAGCCGGAAATACATGTGTTCGGGAATCGGGCTGTCCCAACCGCCGATGTACATCGCAAAGCCAATCATGCCGAAAAGAATGCCGAGCACCAGTACTGTCATCGTAATACCGGACAATGCTGTTTGTCGCCATAGCGGTTTGGTTGCTTCGCTGCTTTTTTCCTGTGAACCCGAGGGTTTCGTCAGTGAGAAATAAAGCGTTGATGCTACCGGGCAGGATTCGACGCAGGTCATACAGGCCGTGCATTCTGCCGTTCTCACCTGAATCAGCTTATCTACTGGGATGTTAGACGGGCAGGCCTTGGCGCACTTGCCGCAATCGATACAGCTGGTGGCATTGCGACGAATCTTGAAGGGCGACAGCAGCGAAAATACCCCCAAGAGTGCGCCGTAGGGACAAAGGTAGCGGCACCAAAAATGGCGGACGAACAGGCTGACAAACGTAAAAAGAAAAACGCAGACTAACGTGATGGTGCCGATATTGCGGAAGAAGCCGAGCATTTTGACGTCGGCGATCAAACCATAGGGCGACATCAGAAACATATAAATGCCCTGTGCTGGCATTGATAAGGCGATATAGAGGAAAAAGCCTAATAGCAGATATTTCAGGCTACGCAGTGGAATATCCAGCCACTTAGGAAGAATGAAGTGGCGGCCAACTATTTTTTTCCCCACAGCGCCTACCCACTCGGAAATTGTGCCGATAGGGCACAGCCAGGAGCAGAACGATTTCTTCAGTAACAGGCTGGTGAGAATAAATGCGATAAGTAATAGCATTGACGCAAGGTGGATAGGGGGAAAATTACCCGTTTCCCACGTGAATTTAACGTTCATCAATCCGGCAATTGGCAGCCAGCCTTCTATGCCACCTGGCCTCGACATATAAAGACTCGTGCCGCCAGTTTCAAAGTAGCGGACCCAAAAATAGAAGGTGATGCCGATATAAACGTTGATCGCCAATAGCAGAATTTGCGTTGCTCTGCGCCAGATCAGGGCGTTGCGCCAGTCATTCCAGGGAAGTTTACCGCCAGTGGTTCCGGGGCGGCGTTGCCACCGCTTTCTTGCTTTCTCACTCATTGCTCTCAATTGCCCCCATTTATTTTTTTCACTCGGTGCTTTCAATACACCGAAGGGATCGTGGGGCAACGTTATCACGCTCGGAATGGTTAAAAATTGATTTGTGCATTATAAATGCACGTTTGTGGTTTTTTTAGCTGATTGATTTGAATAAGAAGAGAGGTAAGAGTGCAGAAGGGCGATTTTTTCTGAGAGCAAACAAAATGAGAGATAAAAAAGAATGGATACGCAAACGTACCCATTCTATTAATTACCACACGGTATTACTTTTGAATATATCTGTCATACCTCAAACTGCGTGTGTGGTCCTGCGCCAGCGTATAGTAATACCTTGCTACATTTGCACAATTCTCATGACTTAGGTTATTTTTTATTAAAATAAAAAATTATAATTATTATTAAATGTTCTTTTTTATTGTTTTATTTTAATTATCACCTGGGGTTTTAATTCATGGCTTTTTGCATTATGCCTGAGTGTGCTGTTTTGCCTGTAGCTCCTCTTTTCGCATCGTTCTGACAATTTTATAAATCCATTGCAGCGAGACATTATATTTTTTAGCCAGAGCGCTGTGATTGCGCCCGTCAAACTCTTCATAGATTTGAAGATCGCGTTGAGACGCGCGCCAGGATATTCCCATCGGGAAATAAACGTTTTGTCCGCCCCATACGGTCATCATATGTTTGGCAACGGCATTGCCGACCAGTTCGGCGGTTTGTGGATCTAACTCCGTAACGGTTTTGACCGTATCGGCAACGTGTTGAGAAAGCTCGACCAGAAGCTCAGGACCTTTACTGCGAAATTGTGGCTCAGTCATAAATCACCCTATTGTTATGTGTGTTGTTGCTGACGTGAAAACTGGGTTGTTACTTTTGCAGAGACTTCCCTGCTGCTATGTGTCTATTTAAAACTATAGTTGTTTTCATGTCAACATCTTTAGTTTTAATTTAAGTTGTTTTTGGTTGTAAAAAGAAATGACAGCTGGAGGGGGTACACGAAAAAGAGGCCCGATGAGGGACAAAAAAATCCCGCCACAGGGCGGGAAAGGAACAACATAGACAGGATGAATAACACAACATCAACAAGGGTTGGTGAAACAATAGCACGGGGATTGTATAAAACTGTTACGCTTAGGTAAGGTTACTTGGGCGGGGGTAAACGTTTTTTAGCGCTGAAACGTTTGTTGATAAAGCGGTTATTAACAACCCTTTTATAGGCAACATATTGGTTGATAAAACAAACCGGTGTCCGTATCGATCCACCGGCTTTGATGAGCAGAAAAGAGAGCGCTATGGCGCGGGATACCGCCAGTATCGGGCTATAGCAGCACCGAATACCAGAACACACGGCCAATGATCTCGACGTCGGATTCGTAGGCTTCTTCGTCAGTCTCGCGATTGAAGCTATGGATGACAAGAAGACCGCCCGGCTTGCGGTAAAGTTGTTTGATGCGTTTTAATTTGTCGTTGCCGCCGCCTTCCTGAGCGATGGCGTAGAGTTTTCCATCAATGATGCGCTTGTTGTTAGTATCAACCGCAACGGTGGTTCCATCGGGAATGATGGGTTCCATACTGTCGCCCGCTGCCGGGAAACAAAGAACGCCTGAACCGTCCGTATTTGCACCCACCTTACGCAGCGTCGCTTTGGAGAAACGGAGCTTAAAGCCGTTGTAATCCTCACTTTGAATGCGTCCGTCGCCGCAAGCAAACTCAATATCCTTTAAAAAAGGCACTTCCACCTCGTCCTCTGATAGTTCTGTTGTGCTGTCCCAAGCTGATACGGTGCCCCATTCGGATTTTGGCGGAATGCTGGGTTCCTGGAGTGAGCGAGTGACTTCGCTGCTACGCATTGGGCCTTCGCCGTTTGCCAGCCATTCAGGGCGAACATGTAGTGAATTGGAAAGCTCAACAATCTTGGTTGTCTGCGACGCTTTCCCCACCTCGATCTTCTGTATGGCGGCCTGAGATACGCCAATCATGTCGCCAAGTGCTTTTTGGCTAAGCCCTTGTGCAGTTCTGGCGGTTTTTAATCGTTCTGCAAGTGTCGTTTTCAT